CAGTTTGGTTACGATATGACTAAACTAAAAGAGTATGAAACAGCAGTAAAGCTGAATCTTACTAAGTCTATGGATAAGATCCGTAACGACTATCCTGAGATGCAATGTGATAGCGCAAGCTATGATAATGTATCCTGTGGTATCTTTGATTGGCATTCAGAGAATGAACTAGAGGTGTTCACTACTGGTGAGAACCTCAACGACAGCAGAGGACGGGCTATCAGCCAATGCCTAAAGAAAGTAGCTAACCCAATCAGCATGAAAGACTTCAGAAGCGCACTAGTAATAACTTACGAGGAGTAACAAAATGGGAACACAAGTAACAATTACTGTAGATGACTTATATCTAGAGCAAGTAGACACCTTTAGAACAATGGAAGAACAGGTTCAATATATTGCTGAAGTGCTATCAACTAAAAGCATTGCTGAAATGCTGCTTAGAAACCGAAATAGGACAGAATATGACCAATCTGGTATTACTATAGTCGGTATGCCAGAAGCTTTAACTAAAAAGTCATATAACAAACAATGGGCTTATGCTCTCACACGCAAGTAATGCAAATTAACAAAGTGGAGGTACGTTATGCGTACAGAATGTAACGCCGTATTCCTGTTTATCGCAGAACTGAATGGAAGTTTTGTTCCGGGCACAGGCACTGTGGAGGACAAGATTGTGAAAGGCCAAATGGACTATATCAAATCTACTGTTCCTGAGCTGGATGTGGATGATGAAGAAGATCGTAAGGATCTTCATGAAGTTATCTGGCTTGAGCGGCTGTATGATGAGCTTGATCGTTACTTTGACATCGGGAATACTGCAGAAGAAAGGTTTGCAGCTATCTCGGCAGAAGACTATCGTCAAGATAGTTTCAAATGGACAGTTCCTATCGAGCTGGACGCAAGTGCGTCAATGCTTCAATACGAAGGTATCCTTCTAGGGGATAAGAGGCTAATGGAAATGACTAATGTCATCGGAAAGACTCTACAAGACCCCTGGAAGCTTGATGGTATGTCACGTACTATGCTGAAGAAAGCAGCAACACCTATGCTCTACGGGTCTGCTAGAGCTTGTCATGAGCTGTGGCAAAGCAACAATATCAGCTATACAGCAAAAGACATTGAGCTGTACTCTAAAGAACTAGCGGATGGTCCTTTCGGGCTAGCAAACTTGCTAAAAGAGTTCATCATTAATAACGCAGATCCAAAAACAGAAATGAAAGTAAAGATCTGGAATGAGGAGTTCAAAATCAGCTGCAACCGCTACCGAAATGTGGGAGAAAAGACTAAAGCATACAAGATCTGGGATAGCGTTGATGAACAATACAATATCGTATTGCATACTGATACAAAGAAAGTACCTGATCTAAAGCAATTTAAACGTTACTTCATGACCCTACTTGTCCATAATTTAGACAGCCAAGTAGCAAATACTGTTATCGGTAAAGTAATGGAAAAGTATGATTGGGGTATTCCAATTCATGATGCGTTTATTGTCTCCCCTGCTGCTGCAGAAGACGTACGTCGTTGGTATGCTGAAGAACTAGAGAAGATCTACGAGAATCGTAAACAGATTCTAGCAGATTTCTTCAAAAGCATTGGCATTACCTCTGCCGCAACAAAGCAATGGGAAGACCTTAAAACTAAGGTTGTACCGTTTGAAGGTGAATTCAAAGCTAGCCCAATGGCTCTTAAATAACTAATAAGGTCGATACCCGAAAGGGTGTCGGCTTTATTTTTTGGCTAAAGCAGCTTCAAGGCCGTAAACCTTATTATAGATCTCAGCTCTACTAACTCCAATATCCTTAAGCTCTTTATCGCTCATATGGTGTAGCTGCCAATAAGCGGCTCTACGTTCTTGCACTTCCATCAAACTAGCCATTAAGGTCTTAAAAAATCTCTTAATCATAGCATTACCTACCAATATAATTAAACTAGAGTAATACTAGCATCTAACAAGGCAAGGCTGCTCTAGCTTTTTTTGCATGCTTGCTATGATATAAAGGAATAATGATTTTTTTTTTTTTTTTTTTTTTTAGATAGAAGATAGAAGAAAGAATGCCTTAAAGTGCTAACTAACGAGAGGAAATATACTAATGTTTGTTAGAAATAGAATTTACAGGACTAGAAATGGGTTAAAAGCAAAATTCACAGGTAAAATTGATGATGATGGTGATTATCATTTTATGGTAGATAAGCTGCGAGTGTATACAGCTGATGGTAATCACGGAGGGTACTCAGGCATTATTACTCCTAACCCCAACTTTGACATTGTAAGTGAAGATAAAAACGAAAAAAGGAAAAAAGATATGACAAACTACGACGATGGCAAATGGCATGGATGGAACGGCGGCGAATGCCCAGTGCATCCTGAAACAGTGGTGCAAATGGTTTGGCAGTTCTCAAAAGGTGACATCCGTCCCGGAAAAGTAAATGGGCGCGCCAAAGAATACATCTGGGAGGGAAATGATAGCGGCAACATCGTAGCATTCCGAGTCATCAAAGAATACCGTGAGCCGCGTGAATTTTGGGTAAACATCGCGTCCGGTGCGGTATGTGAAAGTGATGGTGTATTTTTCGGGACAACTTTCCCAAACGTTATAAAGGTCCGCGAGGTACTAGAATGACAACTAGTGGCTTACTGTCTTAATATTTTCATAGCTAGGGGAAATAAACACTATGACTGGCCTGAGCCTGAGAGAACAGATTGCCCGCATCCTCGCAGCGGCCCGGGATGAGGCGCTGGAGGAAGCTGCGCGCGTGGTGGACATCGAGTATTAAATGCACAAGGATTATCGGAACGCAAGGAGAAAGCGTATGCATGATTTTATTAGGTAGGGGCTGGCACCCCGAACAACTGCCAGTCGACTGACGGTAGCACCGGCACCTAAGACCGGCCCCGACACAGGGGAGATACTGTGTCACCCAAAGAATGATCGACTGCACTCGAACCCCACGGAGGCACACCATGTATCGCCGCTAATCCCGGCACTGCGCCTGAGCATGCAAAGAAACTGCTCACCTCACGTTTCCGACGAGCCCCACCCGGGTTCCTCCGAGCCGTGAGCTCACACCATCCGCTGGAGAATCACATGAACATCGAAACATTCGACGCCCCCAAAGGGCATACGATCGAGATCCACTACGACGATCACCCGGAAAGCCCGCGGGAATGGGGCCACGACAGCACATTCTGGACCTTCCACAGCCGCTACTGCAGCCCTGATCCCGACCCCGATCCGGACTACGATCTGTCGGACTGCGTCTGGCTCCCGGTCTTCATGTATGACCACGGCGGCGTGGCCTATAACACGACCGGTTTCCACTGCCCGTGGGACAGCGGATGTGTGGGCTTCATCTTCATCCCCAAAGCCAAAGTCCGCGAAATCCACGGTTGGAAGCGGATCACCAAGGCCCGCGAGGAGCAGGTCAAATCCCAGCTCAAATCCGAGGTCGAGATCTACAGCCAATGGGCCAACGGCCAGGTCTATGGTTTCATCACCAAAGATCCTGACGGCGAGGAAATCGACAGCTGCTGGGGCTTCTACGGTTTCGACTACTGCATCGAGGAGGCGAAGGCATGCATCTGACTGATGAACGCTACTGGCTCTCGTTTCGGCAGATCGTCGGCCGCGTATTTGGGGACCGTTTGATCGGTCCCTTCCCCTCCCCTGAAACCGCCCGGGCCGCATGGCGCGAACACTGGTCGAAACAGGCCAACTGCTTCGCACCATCGGTCTTTTACAAGGAGTTCGACCTATGACCATCTACGTCGACAACCAACCGAACTATCTCACATCGACCCCGCCCCCGTTGCGGCAGATGCGCTTCGATGTCCTTGCCCGTGGTGAGGTGATCTACACCGACGAGGATGACTACTGCGAACCGACCAAGCAGACATTCCTGGTCGAGATCCGCGAGGCCAATGGGGACGTCCGCGACTTCAAGCATCTGCTGTCCCGCGCCCTGTCTCCGAACCGCTGCTACTGCGAACATGACTGCTGCGGCCACCGCCACGGCTTTGCCGATGTTCGTCTCTTTGACTTCGACCGCGCCGAGGTGACGGTCTACACCGCGAGGAATTTCTGATGAAACGCACCTTCACTGATCTGAGCACTGCTCATCTGAAACCCGGCCACGTCCACAAGATGGATCGGCTAATCCGCCATGGTGGGCTGACCGTCGGCTACGTGAACGACTGTGGGTTCTTCATCCACATCTCGTTCGCGGCCAGTGGGCACTGCCCGGAACCCCTGCGGCACATCCTGATGAACGTGGACACCGACTATGTCTGCTTCGACGCCGACGCGCCGATCAACCCCGATTTCGAGACCTTTCTGGAGGAATGGGAATGAAACGTATCCAGTTCAACACCGGACGCCTGTACCAGGCCGACGGCCAGCGGATCACTGCGGTCGAGGACGACGAGGGCCACGTGTTCTTCTGCGACCATTCGCGGATGATCGACGGACGACTGACCAATAACCCGTTCCTGACAGAAACCGCGGTTCTGTCGCAATACGACAAAGGCCACTACGAGCTGTATCCGATCCCGCAGCCTGTCCGCGACCTCCTGGAATGGCAGGAACCCGAGACACCGGTTCAAATTTTGAACCGCTACACGGACCAGATCGAGGATCTGCGGAATGACATGCTGTTCGACGAAGATCTCGAGATCGACGGCATCGCTGAGATGAAGTTCCTGCAGGCCCTGTCCCTGCTGGAACAGGCCCACCACGTCATGAAGGAGGCGATATCGTCTGAAGTGACCCGGCACACTCATTTCATAGGGTTCCGGGGCGAAGAATACTGATCCGCGATCAAGGTCTTCGGCCCGCCCAACCACATCTCTCAACACTCGTGGCAGGACCACGAGATCTGGTAATCCGCTGGAGGATCACATGAACACTGAACTGCTGACCAAGATCAGCGACTGGCTCAAGGCCGGTGCGCTCGAAGGCCCTGCCTGGTTCGCATGGTACAACAACCCAGACGGAGACCGCATTCGATTCGTCCGCGCCAACACCATTACCGCCCTAGAGGAGGAGAACAAACGGTTGCGGGAGGCGCTTGGAAAAGTGCGTGACGGGTATGGCCCGAACCACCTAAGCAAGTACGCACGGGATATTGCCAGCGCAGCACTGAAGGGCGAATAGATAGCAACCTGCGACAAAAACCTACGACCGATCCAAGTTATCGTCGTGTTGAAAGTAGCCCCTTTCTCTATGCCACCAGAATAAGGAGACCACCATGCCACCTAAAACCCCTAAGTATTGGGAGTGCGTTCAAGCTGAAAGCCCCTTCTATATCCGAGGCAAGATCTACGAACTTGTGCAAAACGACTCTGGAGCTTATGGTTTCATCGCAAGCGATGGGTTATTTGATCGAAAGTCACAAGTGGTGAGCAAGTTCAAGCCTTCCACTGAAGAAGAGTTCAAGGGGCAGCTTAAAGCTGTCTCCTGAGCTTCAAAGTCCCCGCAAAACCTCCAACAAACTACTATTTTAGGGTAAACAACTAGGAGTAAAACATGTCAATCTACCTCGAAGAAGGTAAAACCTACAAAACCCGTGATGGACGTAAGGCTATTTGGAGGCGTGGTCCAGACTCTGACGGTGACATTTGTTTGTATGTCGAAGATGACAAGGAACGACTATACAAGAAAGATGGCCAACATGGTGGCTACAGTGGTATTCTAAAGAGAGATTCAAACCTCGACATCGTATCTGAGTGGTCAGAAGAACAGTCTGTGAAACAACCTAAATATAGATGTCTTCTTCAAGACCTCGATGTCCGCAAAGGAGATGTTGTCCGTATGGTTTGGAACAATATCCTTATGCATGAGTCTGATCAGGTAGAGACAATCACAAAAGACGGCAGTTACTCTTTTAGGTCTGGTGACTCTGGGCACGGTTTTGATATTGTATCTCGAGCTGAAGATACCGCATACAAAAAAGTCAAAGATATGTCTGACGCTGAGCTTGGTGCCTTGGTTCATGCCAGTAACTCCGGTGAAGATATCGAGGTACGCAGAGAGGGGTCTTCTTGGAGATACATTAGCACACCCTCATGGGAGGGAGACTACTACTACCGTGTTAAGCCTAAACCCACTCGTGATCGCTTTCTAATGGATGTGTCCAAAAGTGGTTTCCCTTATGTGGGAACACAATCTAATAAACCTACACACAGTTTGACATTCGTCTGGGAAGATGGTGAACTGGTTGACGTGGAGGTGCGGAAGTGTCAACTGCCTACGTAATTGAAGAAAAAGAAGGCAAAGCTGTCTTGTACTCTATTGTCACACAAAGCGATACTTGGTACGGTAAAAATCACAAATTTAAAAACTTCGTATGTGAAGGCACTCTTGAATACTGCTCTAAAATAAAAGAAAGGCTTCAACCTAAAGGCTTTAAAGGAGAGTAACACATGGAAAATTTCTACAACCTGATGTACCAAGCGGACTTTTACAAGGTATCCCACAAAGCACAGTATCCTGAGAATGTCACGAACGTGTCGTCAGTCAACTAAGGGCATGGAAAAGAATCTGGGCAGAAACGGGGATGCCGGGGTATTTAGACTACCCGTCTACCGTATACACAGTGGGTTATGTTCGTGCTGACCTACACGAGGAACTACTGAAGGCTGCTGATGAGTTGGCTAATGCTGCCGAAGACGTGGACCGTGTTAACTATAAAAACGACGAGCTTGTCGCCGCCATCATTGAACTACTCAAGGGCGCTGCGGCGCCGTTGGAGTGGCGTCTGGCGTACGACCACTGGGAAGCCAACACCGCGCTTGGCAGCTACGAGGTCGGAGACGCTGGTGGCAACACTGCGTTCGTCTCTTTCCCCCACGAGGGGGCGCGCAAAACGATCCGCGTCTCACCGTTCGATGAGGGGCGCGCCGTGGCCGAGGCGATCCATACTCGCGCCCAGATCATCGCAGCGCAGCGGGTGAAGTGCAACGACAATGGTCAATTCGAGGCTGCTGCTTTCTGCAAAAATCTGCTTGTCTACATAGACGCCCTCAAGTCCACCACCCCTGCCCCGCTATTTGTCTCTAGCCGCAGCATCCAGATGGACGCCCCGAGCGAAGATTGGCAGGAACACGCAGACAAGGCATCGGCTATTATACGCGGTTCGGCACAGCGCGAAGTAACCGTGCAGGAGGCGGTGCTTTCGTTAATCCCGATGCTTCATGAAAAACACATCGCATTTTACGAAGCAAAGGGAAGAGACCCGAAGGACTACACGTCTAAATTCTCTGTCGCGGCGGACACCATCCGCACTCTAGTCAAGGAGGGGCAGAGCGATGACTAAACCAGTAGAAACTTTCAGGGAAATACAAGACCATATCGGCGGGTGTTATGATGGATACTGCGTTATTAAAAAACCAGTAGGAATGCATACAAATGGCGGGTGTAACTGCCTAGAAGACATGAACTTTCAAGACCGACAAAAGGTCGGACAGCTTCTCAGAACAGCACAAAAAGTAGTTGACACTGTAATCGCTTTAGAGCTTGAGAACAAGCAACTACGGCAGGCTCTGGCTAGAGTGTTGGAGTATCACCGAGAAGAAGCTGAGCTATGCGACGAGCTTTGCAATGACCTTGGGCGTGTTCATCATATAGGACAGATGAATATGTACCTGGGAGTTCTTAACCAAAACAAGGAGAAGATAGATGAAGTTTGAGTACGACGACAAAGAGAACCAATCTGAAGTGATTGCTGCACTGTACAAGTTTAGTGGGGGTCCAAACCTCTGTTTAGCTATCAAGGCTGACAACGGCAAGACTGTCTGGTTCTATCACGATGAAGACAGAGCCAGTGTTCAAAATATAGCCCTAGGTGAAAATCCAGTCAAAGAATTTCGTAAGGGTGATAAAATCACTATTACCTTCTGAGGAGAAAACAAATGAAAATTGACTACCGTATCGGAGACATGTTCAAGGATGGCCACAAGTACCTTGTTCATGGGTGTAACGCTCAGGGCGTCATGGGATCAGGAGTGGCTCTTCTTGTAAAAGAAGATTACCCCTATGCTTACCTGACGTATCGTGATAAGTTTGACAGGGTAGGACTTGAGCTTGGAGAAGTGGTTCTAGCAAAGCACCCTGACGGCCTTTCAGCAGAACACCCCACCATTTTCAACTGTATCACACAGAACAAGTATAGGAAAGATAAACGAAGGTATGTAAACTATGGAGCAGTACAAAAGTGTATGCGTTACCTGAACGCCTTCTTCCTTATTGGTAACTCGATAGAGAGGGTAGCAATGCCCATGAATGGTGCGGGGCTAGGAGGAGGTGATTGGTCAATCATTTCAAGCATCATTGAAGAAGAGGCTAAAAACTTTCAACCCGTAGTTTATGACCTTACGCCATGATGCGTTAGTACTAACTTAAGTTATGCCAAAAGAGTTAAAACAACGTTACGTCCTTGCATACTAAAAACATAAGTGAATACTTATACGTTTAAGCTAAGGAATATGTTGAACCCAGTTGTTAAGACGACAAAAAAGCAAAATACTCGCATACAAAAGCAACCAAAACTCGCAGAACTAAACGTAAAAATAAAAGCTAATAAACAAACCATCTATAATTAAGGAAACTATTATGTCTATTTCCCAAAAAAAGTATAACCGTCTTAAGGCTTACAACGATATCATTACTAAAAATAAAAAAAGTTTTAAAGCAGGCGTAACGGTAAGTCGAGCAAATTTCATTACAATGTTTGGACTAAAAGGTATCGTAGATACAGGAAACTACAAAGATGTACATAAGTCTAACCTCAAACTAGTTAAAGCTCAAACAGAAATTAATAAACTTATGAACCAAAGCGGTCTTCATGTAAAATCTTCTGACTATTATTCAGAATTTACAATCAGCAACAAAGAACGCACTAAAAATGAAATTACCCGTTACAGTGCTAAAGTAGAGCGTAATCTAATGGCTACATCTACCCTAGAAAATCAGATGAATTTGCGCCTTCAACGTAAAAACTGGGGTACCTACAACCGTCTTAAGGCTACAACTATTCGTAATCTTGATAACACACCTACGTCACCTCGACATCAAGCTGTACTGAATCGAGTAAAACACTTTACCTAAACTGAAGAGGCTACTATGACACAAGAACGTGAAGCATTAGATGAAGCAATTACAAATATGGCAGTAAAAACTACGCCATTTCATAAAGAGTATGTTTACTACCTTCATCTGATTTCGCAGTGTAAAGTAGTATTTTCAAAAAGCCTACCTGCTGCTGCTGGTGTATCTTTTAACAAAGATCACTACGTCCTTTATCTTAACCCACTAGAAGTTATCGGGATTAGTAAGGATAAAAAAGGAAATCCAGAACCTATTCTAGGGTTCAGTACTAAAATGCCTTTAGAACAGCGTATTGGCATCCTTAAGCATGAAATGCTTCATATCATTTTAGGTCACATTCTTAGAGTAAATGATAGAGACTTTGATAAATTCAACATAGCCTCTGATTGTGCTCTTGACCAAGAAATTAAAAAAGAACACCTACCTAGCTACGCTATCTACCCAGATAATAATTTTCCCGCGAAAACTCAACCTAAGTGGGGACTTACTTCTGAACAATATTATGATCTTATTGAACAAGATGAACTAGATAAGATGAATAAAGAAGAAGAAAAGTCTGATGATGGCAATGGTTTTGGCCCTCCAAAACTTACAAATGGTGTAGGTGATCACACTAAATGGCTAGAATCCGAAGGTGATCCCGATCTGCAAAAAGAAATTACTAAGAATATGGCAGAGAAAGCAGGAGAACAGACAATAAAATCTGCGGGCACTCTGCCTAGTAACTATGCCCAAATTATCGAAAATCTAAGCATTAGACGAGAAGTTGATTGGCGTCAAGTTTTGCGACGTATTGTAGGTAATAAAAAAGCTAATATTAAAAAAACCCTTATGCGGAGAGATCGTCGTATGCCGTTCGCTAATTGGATTAAAGGTAAAACCAAAGATAGGGTATTTGAGCTAGCGGTTATTTCAGACGTCTCAGGATCTGTTAGTGATAAAGCTCTTTACAATCTTTGGGGAGAAATTATCAGTATCTGTGAAATGTTTAATACTCCAGTAAATATGGTGCAGGTAGATACACAACCCACTAAGCCTGAAAAACTGACAAAGCAATCTAGGGCGGTGACCCGAAAAGCCTGCGGTGGTACTACCCTAGCTCCTGCCATTGAGATGCTAAAAGAAACTAAAACCCCTTTTGACGCTCTTGTAGTGACTACCGACGGTTATCTTTTTGATGATGATATTCAGCCCTTTAAAGATCTTAATAGACCAGTTATTTGGCTTATTGAAGAAGATGGTAAAGTAATGGATGAAATGAATCAAGGCAAAATGAGGGCTATTAAACTAAAAAAGGATGATTAAATGACTGCTACAGATAAAATTGGTAATATTCTTACTAAAGGCACAAAAATTGTTTTTGCAAAAAAGAATGATGATCAAGTTCATTTTGGAACAGTAGAAGAAGTTTTAGAACGTAATCGTATCAAAGTACGAAGAAATTCCACAGGAAGAGTATCCGTAAACGCCCGAGCAGGTAAAGAAGTCCTAAATATCGATCATCTCGCAGAGGTATTTCCTGAATTTTTGGTCTAACTACGCCAAACAACTATAACTAAGGTATAACATATGAATATTTTTCAAGCCAAACAAGTTATTGAGGCTGCAGATGTATGCGGTCATGTACCGCTTATTCGAGGCCTACATGGCATCGGTAAGTCCGAGTCCGCCGCACAGTATGCCAAAGAGCAAGACATGCACTATGAGCCTCTTATTCTCTCTCTGATGGACACAGGTGATATGCTTGGTCTGCCAGAAATCGAAAAGGTAGGAGGAGTAACTTCTACTATTTGGGCAGCACCTAGCTGGTATACTAACATTGTAAATGCAGCATGGCCTGAAGCTATCAAACTACATCGTCTTCAATTTACTGACACAGACTTTCAAACGTATGTACTAGATAACACTTACGAAAATCCAGATTATATTAGTAGGGAACATCTTAACAGTCTTTACTGTAAATACTATAAGCTGCCTAACGACCGTATCCAACTGCTTCGTCAACAAAACGTAGAATACCTTGATGGGCGCAGGTCTCTTCTTAACTTGGACGAGTTTAACCGGGCACCTGCTGATATCCTTAATGCGTCATTGCAACTAATCCTAGATCACCGCCTCCACACCCATATCCTTCCTCTGGTACGAGGTCAAGAAACTTTGATTGTGGCCGCAGTAAACCCTGCAGATGGTGACTATACGGTTCAAGAGTTTGATCCTGCTTTGCAAGATCGCTTTGTTATTTGTGATGTTGACCCGGACTTTAAAGCCTGGCTTAGCTGGGCTAAATCTGCAAATGTAAACAAAATTGTAATTGATTTTCTCATCGATAATCAAAACCGTTTTCATACTACTCCTAAGGATGGTACTAAAGGGGCATCTCCTCGTTCTTGGACACGCCTAGCTAAATATATGGACCGCCTAAAGGACACTCCTCAAGATGTAATGACCCATTACGTAAAAGGTACTGTAGGCTCTAGTTTGGCAGCTCAGTTTATCTCTTTCTACAATAATTACAGTAACAATATCTCTACTAAAGATATTATTACTGCTGTAAAGAAAGAAGTCACTAAACTGAAAAAAGCAAAGAAACCTCTTAACCCCGAAGAAATTGCACTCCCAATTACCGAAATGGTTGAAAACCTAGAAGCCGTACGGCGCTCTGACTTTGCTGAAACACTGATTAAACAGTTTATCAACGAAGAATCAACAGAAAAAGCAATGCCTATGCTGGCTTTCTTGTACGCGCTTCCGCTAGAAAGCTTGAGCGCTGTATTGAAAACTCTTCAAAATAACAATATTCAGCATTATGCTACTCTTGCTAATCTGGATAAAGAAGCAAACAACAAAGGTTTGTTTGTGAAACTAGTGTCAAAAGTAAAGGAAATGTAGATGCAAGTTAAACTTATTGGTTATACTCAACCAGCTAATGATATTGGTCTAGAAGATGTACAGGAACTTATTTCCTTTTGTGCTCGGGTTTCTAACCCTTCCAATCAAATGAATATGGAAACTTCAGAAAAACTTCTAAAGTATCTTGCTAAACATCAGCATTGGTCCCCTTTTGAGATGGCTTCTGCAGTAATGGAAGTAGACACAACTCGAGACATTGCTCGACAATTTTTGCGCCATCGTTCTTTTTATTTCCAAGAATTTAGTCAACGATACGCTAACCCAGAAGAATTTGGGGACCAATTTGTGTATCGAGAAGCTAGGCTTCAAGACCACAAAAATCGGCAAAACTCTATTGAACTAGGGGAAAACGATTCTGATATCAAATTTGAATGGTTTAATCAACAACAAAAAGTAATTGATGCAGCCACAAAAGCTTATAACTGGGCCATTAAAAATGATATTGCTAAAGAACAGGCTCGAGTAGTACTACCTGAAGGTAACACTGTTTCGCGTCTTTATGTACATGGTACTATCCGTTCTTGGATTCACTATATTGAACTTCGTTCTAAAGAAGGCACCCAAAAAGAGCATATTGAACTAGCGAAAGCTTGTGCAGAGGCAATCACCAAAATTTTTCCTCTTGCAAAGAACTATGTAGCTAAGTAACATTAAGGAGGACTTACATTCGTAAGTCTTCCTTTCCTTATCATGGTGTTACTAATAATATGGCTAGACCAAAAAAATCTAAAAAAACCCTTTTATCCGACAATAGCTTAAAGCTAGTGGATATTAACCCACTAACGGAAAATCAAACTAAGTTCTTTGCAAATTATGGTAAAGGTACTTCTCAAGCTTTGATAGGCTATCCAGGAACAGGAAAAACTTTTATGGCGTTATACAACGCTTTCAAAGAACTAGATAACCCAAATACGGAGTACAAAAGGATTGTAGTGGTTAGATCTGCAGTACCAACAAGAGACGTAGGGTTCTTGCCCGGTACTTTAGCAGAAAAATCAGAAGTATATGAGCTTCCCTACAAATCAATTTGTACTGAATTATTTGGTAGGTCAGACGCCTATGAAATTCTTAAAAAGCGTAGAACTATTGAGTTTTTAACTACCTCTTTTATTAGGGGTATCACCCTAGATCGTACTATTATTATTGTAGACGAACTACAAAATATGACTGCTCATGAAGCAGATTCTATCCTAACTAGGGTGGGAAACTATAGCAAAATTATCTTCTGTGGTGATATTCTTCAAAGAGATTTAAACAAAACCTCAGAAAAAAATATCGAATCTTTTATCAAAGTCCTTAAAACTATGGCAAACGATTTTGATTTCACCTACTTTAACGAAAATGATATTGTAAGAAGCGGATTGGTAGGAAACTACATTAAACATAAACATAAGGTATTTCCGGATGGTTATACTTAAAAGTTATTAGTGTTAGCCATCCTGCAACTTACTGCAGGGTGGTTAACTTATGCAAAATACTAAATACTCTTGGGAAGAATTTTCCCAAATCCTAATGGATAAAAATCCTCGTTCATTTTTTGATAATCTTCTAAAAAATGATCAACTACAAACTACTTTCCCTGAAATTTACCTGCTTAAAACCGCTCTAGAATGCCGTCGTTGGCATCCTGAGGGGGATGCATATGAACACACTATGCTGGTACTCACACAGGCTGTACGGCACTCTCTGGACCTGCCTAGCACCTTTGCAGCATTAGTGCATGATTTCGGTAAAGCAGTATCCCCAAGAAAAACATTGCCTAAACATTATGGGCATGAGATTAAAGGGATACCTATTGTAGAAGCTTTTGCTGATCGTATAGGGGCACCTTTATACATTAAAAACTTAGCGGCAAAAGCAACTAGGTACCATATGTATATGCATAAATTAGGCCAACTAAACCCAAAAACTGTTGTAAAAATGTTTGATGACATGCAAGCAATCATAAACCCAAAAACAGTAGATGTTCTATATAATGTAGGAGTTGTAGATACACGTGGGAAACTAGGGTCAGAATTGGCTCCTATTGACCATTTGTATTTGCTTTACGATTACTTTACTGCATACAAGTCAGTTACATTTCCAAAGAATTATACTTCTGAACAAGCTAAATTTACTGAACGAGTAAAAGAAGTCAAAAGGGTAAAAAATGAAAGAATTTAAAGTTAACCGCAGCTCTTGGCATTACAAACTAAACCAACATTTTCTTAATGAAGATGGGGTTACCCAGTATAGTATGGAGCGGTTCTGGGAGCCCAAAGTCAACAACTTCTGCGCATATTGGAGAGCAACAATTGTCCGGTTGGTAGCTGCAACTACCTCGCTCTCTATCGCTATAGCAGCCGTGGTTGGTATTTCCATTCTAAGTATTCAAAATCCTTGGAAGGCTTTCAGTGTGGTTAGCGTAATCATCGCAATTCTCGCAGCATTGTTTAGCTTTTTTATGTTTTTTGTTGGGCTCGGGAAAGCAAAAAAGGTCTTCAATAATTCCGATAGTTTGATTGTAACTAAAATTAAAACTTACAAAGCTAAAATCTGTCCTAATGTAACATATGGTAAATAAATGAAAATTGATATTAAAACTGCGGTAGACTTCTATGTATGCGAAACTTGTGGAATGGATTATGCTACAGGAGGCAAGGTATATGTAGACGGAAAACTAATTCTGGAAAAAGTAGCATCTGCACATTGCTATGACGGAAGGTCGTATTCAGAAGAAGAACTACTAATTCTCGCTCTTGAAAAAATGGGTCATACATTGACTGTAGATGGTGAACCATTCCACATTATGATGACAGATGCAAGAGAGGATTTGTGATGAAATCATATATCTATAGCAAGAGTGATTGGGCATATGAACTCATTGATGTGTTTCTTGGTCTATTTGACAAGGATGGTGAAGAACTAGTTGAAGAATTTCATTTGAAAGGTTTTGATGACGTGGAATGGCGAGAAGCAAAAGAATTTGCCAAAATGGTATCAGAAGCAACCAATGTCGAATACATTGGAGATAGGACAGATACATAATGGCAAATGAGATAAGTAGGGTCAATCGTAAAATTAAAGCCGCGATGAAGAGGTTTATTGATAAAGAAGATGATACAGCCTTTCGTAGCATTATAACCCTAGCAAAGAAACGAGAAGATCTTTTAAAGTCTCGACCGTTCAAACCAAAGAACAAAGATAGCGATGAAAACTAATTGTATAATCTGTAAGCGTGAAGTCGAAAATTGGGATGAAGCGTACCCAGAAGACGCCCTAAAAGTTCATCCTATTGGCGGAACCTCATTTCGCACATATGGGCACTATGGTTCGTCTGTGTTCGACCCAATGGATGCTTCGTATATAGAGGTGGTATTTTGTGATCCTTGCCTAACACAACATTTAGATTATACCTACAAAGGTGTAAACAAACAACGTGAAAACGAGTTGGAAAAACAACGCAAAGAGCAAGATAAATTATTGGACTGGATTTTAGGATAGGTAGTGAGATTAAACAAGGCTCTAAAATGACTATACTCGATCATCTTCGTTCCCGCTACTTCGATACAAATCTTCACCGGGTTTGGGTTGATGAAAATGGTCGAGTGGCTGTGTTTCCTATATGGAATCTCAGTGGACAACTTATTGGATATCAGCAGTATAAACCTGACGCCAATAAGGTTATTAGTAACAACCCCCACAAAAGTCGATATTTCACTCGTTTGAAGGATAAAAAAATTGGGGTGTGGGGTTTAGAATCGTGGAACTTGTCCAACACATTATTTGTAACAGAAGGAATCTTTGATGCTTGTAGGATTACTAACCATGGCCATAGTGCTATTTGCGTATTCGGGAATAGTGTATCAAGCAGCACGATGCGGTGGTTTGAAACCGTTCGCAAGTTTCGTCCTGTCGTTGCTGTGTGCGATGATGATGATAGTGGCCGCAAGCTTGCACGCCTGGGTCTTCTTTCTGTAACGGTTGAAGGATATAAAGACTTAGGTGATGCATCAGAAGACTATGTAAAAGAGCTTTGCAAAAAATACTCCAAACTATACTGAAACTCTCAACCAAATTTTCAAAAGGGTTAAAATGCAAGTAGTAACTACTTCTCAAGCACTTTTCAAACGTGATTCTACTGGTAAAATTCGAACATGGTATTCTGAAACAGGTACCGATGGTGTCAATTGGGGATGGCGTACAAACTCCGGCATTCATGATGGAAAAATCGTAACGTCTGACTGGAAGATCGTCGACCAAAAGAATGTCGGTAAGGCTAACGAGACGTCCCTCGAACAACAAGCAGACGCAGAAGCTCATGCTGAGCTCGTGAAAAAACGTGATCGTGGTTATTTCGATCAAATTTCTGACATCGACAAGTTTGATAAAATTAAGCCTATGCTGGCTTCAAAGTATGAAGACCACAAGTTCGATTACGTAAAGAACTACTACTTCTCTCAGCCAAAGCTTGATGGGATTCGTTGTGTTGCACGTGCTAATGGGCTATACACTCGTGCAGGCAAGCAGATCGTAGCAGCTCCTCACATTGAGAAACAGCTTAGTGCTTTGTTTTCAAAATATCCCAATTTGGTTCTTGATGGGGAACTGTACAACCATGACCTGAAAGACGATTTCAACAAGATCACGTCTCTTGTGCGTAAGGCTAAACCAAAGCCAGAAGATCTTGTAGAGACTGCGTCCCTCGTACAATATCACGTGTATGACGTTATCCGCATGCCTGATGCCAACCAGCCATCATTCTCTGACAGGATCAATTGGATTATTCAACAGGGGTTTAAAGGCTCAGTGCAGGTTGTCAATACTAAAGCAATTATCGACTCACAGTCAGTGGATGATTTGTATGGTGGATATCTCCAAGCCGGATATGAGGGCCAGATGATTCGTGTAGACGCTCTATACCAAGAGAACAAAAGATCCAAGACGTTGATTAAACGCAAAGAGTTTTTGAGCGATGAGTTCAAGGTTGTCAGCGTCGAAGAAGGAAAGGGCAACTGGTCTGGATACATCAAGCGATTTGTCCTCGAGATGCCTGATGGTACTCAATTTGGCTCTGGTGTTCGGGGTAACCAAGATGTGTTGAAGGCGCTGTTCGAAAATAATGAAAAGCCCAGCTGGGCGACGTGTCGGTACTTCACGCCAACACCAGATGGCATTCCACGTTTCCCAGTTGTTATTGATTGGGGAACAGGTCAAAGAGAGGACTGATAAATGTCTGATAACCAAATAAGCAGCACTGGTGAAAGAACAATGAAGCTTTTTATTGATTGTGAGTTTAATGAATTTGGGGGCGACTTGCTCTCAATGGCTATCGTTTCTGAAAATGGCGATGAATTCTATGAGGTGCTCAATCTCGAGAACGATTTGGGGTATGGGCCGTGGGTTCAGAAGAATGTTCTTCCGATCCTGAACAAAGATCCAATCTCCAAAGAACTCTTCCATTCCAAGCTGTGGCACTTCATCCATCAATGGAAAGAGGTTCATATTATTGCTGATTGGCCAGATGACATCAAATATTTCTGTGAATCTCTTATCAGAAGCCCTGGAGTATGTATGACCACCCCTCCCACACTAACCATGCAAATAGATCGCGAACTCAACACTAGCACAAGTGCGATCTTACACAATGCGCTTGAAGACGCTCGAGCCATCAAGCGTAGTTGGGAACGTCGCAAAAAAGAGATAAATGGGTATGGAGTGGAACAATGAAACTGTCCGTAACTGAGTTTGCTATGCACAAACAAAATGAGAGTCCGATCCTCGGAAAGAACCTCACCCTCATAAAACTTGATGATTTGGGTAGTGGTTATTTTATCAAGATCGTCCAGTATGGTGATGGCGACGTCAATGAGATCCAGCTCAACTTCGAGGATATTGAGTTTGTTGTCAAAGCAATCGAAATGCTTAGGGAAGGCACTTGTAAGTGCTGAAAGAACAACAATATGACGCTCTAGTTAAAGAACTATTCAGGTTGCTTGACATAACCGAAGAGACTGATGATGGTCGTGTGTTTCATCCTAATCAAATCTCTTCTTGTCGTGCACTTGATGCAGAGAAGCTAAACAAAGTTTTGATTGAACTGAAACGTACTTTAGATGATTTTGGATAACACAATGGGTAATTGTAATTGGCCAGAAGGCACTTGTAAGTGTTGGGAGAAAGAACAAACTAAGCCTGATCCGTATGACCGTGTTTGGATGCACTGTGAACAAGGACTGAGTTTCACCAAAGCCAGTATGTCTCGCTTTGTGATGTTCTGTCTTGGTAACAATGTTCATATCGAACAAATCCACCCTTTCAACAAAGATTTTACAGGTTGTCAAGTCTCTGCCGTAGTTCGTATTCATCCTTCGCAGTTTGAAGCGTTTGAAAAAGAGACTAAAGGCAAACTTCATAAACCACCTGTAATTAAATTGAACTGAGGGATATATTATGGCTGGAACATACTACCCAGATAACTGGGTGATTATTAAACTCAAAGGGAGCGATCCCCACTACCGCGTCCTCGCTGGTTGGTCTGGTGGATATACTCAAGGTAGTTCGTGGCAATTGAATAGCGGGATTACGCGTGTCGAGGAAACAGAGAATGAGTATCTGTTTTATGGTAGTAGTGGTTCCTGTTACGTTTGTGGAAAGAGCTCATACTGTTTGCGTACAAATAACGCGTATGTTTGGAATCAGCTTGAGGAACAACATGGTGACTTAGTTGAGCTGATGGATGAGAACACTGATTGGATGACAGTAGACTGGATTATAAAATGATTAGAGCTATATCATACCTCTTGGTTTATATATCGCTGTCGTGGGCAGCGTCACTTTCGTCGCTTGGGATGTTGGCATTCTATATGCCATGAACCATTTACTGATTTTTCGAATCAGCGTAGCAGTCGGAGTTTTAATTGGGATGCTCTTTATCTTTGATAAAGAAAGCCAAGATTGCGCACGGATCATTGAAAAAGGATTGACAAAATGAAAGTATTCATCGGACCTTATCGTGGTAGAGTAACCAACAACCTCCACAGTCGCTACATGAACAGGAAATACCAATTTGATTGGCCAGATAAGCAAACGTACTTTGAGAGTTTCTTGGAAGGGTTCAATGATGGTATTCAGTTCATTTATGATATTACCATCAACAAAGTTCTAGAGCTGATTCAGCACGAAAACCAAAAGATTAACGTACAAATTGATTACTGGGACACTTGGAGCATGGATCACACGTTGGCACATATCATCGTGCCAATGCTCAAACAACTAAACGAAACCAAACACGGAGCGCCTTTCGTAGACGATCAGGATGTTCCGGAAGAATTGCGCAGCACTTCCGCTCCCCCAAAAGAAAACAACTATGACGTTGATGCCAACCACTTTAAGCGCTGGGACTGGGTGCTACAGGAAATGGTCTGGGCCTTTGAACAAAAAGCACGCGATGATTGGGAAGGCGACTATTATCAGTATGAGCACTTTGAACCCAAAAACGAAGGCTCAATTAGGGACAAGCTCGGTTTACGCTTGGTGTGGGAAGACCCTGAAGGGCGTAAAGCACATCAAGAACGGATGTCCAATGGCTTCCGCCTATTCGGAAAATACTATGAAGAATTGTGGGACTAAGCAATGAACTATGAATTTCCAATTATCCGTACAATTGACGATGTGCTTCCTCACATCAAAGATCGTGAAGAATTTATCATAGCCGAACGTGAGTTCGGTACGGTGATTAATTATCAGGTTGAAATGCCGGATACTTTTCCACCTATTAAAGTTTCTAATGGGTCTCCTAAAATGTGTAAAGAGCGTGCCTTGACTAACGCGATGCGCCGTGAGTGTCGTGGTATTATCTTCGATAAAACTAACAAGATTATGTCACGACCTTTTCATAAGTTCTTTAATATCAACCAACATATTGAAACCCAAATGCAGCAGATTGATATTACACAACCTCATAGCATTATGGAAAAAATGGATGGATCTATGATTCGCCCTATTTTTGTTAAAGGGGAACTACGCCTAGCTACTAAAATGGGTGTTACTGCTGTTTCCGAGCAGGCAGAAGAATGGTTAATACTACAAAGCGGTTACTATAAAGAATGGTTGCAAACACAACTTCAAAAAGGTATTACCCCAATCTTTGAATGGGTTAGTCCTTTGAACCAAATTGTATTGGCATATGAACAACCAGACCTCGTATATTTGGGCAGTCGTGACAATATAACAGGTAACTACTTTAACCAAAAAACTACTCCTTTCACCTGCTGTCCTACTTATGGCAGCGTAAAAGAGGACCTAGGTGCATACGTTGCTCTCAAAAGAAAGGCAAAAGACTGTGAAGGGGTTATCATCCGCTTCAATGACGGTCATATGCTGAAAGCAAAGAATGATTGGTATGTACGCATCCATAAAGTTTTAGATAAGTGTCGATTTGACAGAAATATTATTGAGCTAATCTTAAATGAAGAACTTGATGATGTAGTTGGTATGGTACCGGTAGATGTTTCTATGCGTATGCGTAAGCTTGAAAATCTATTTTGGAAGGCTTTTAAGCAAAAAGAAAATAGACTTTACGGACTTCGAATCGCATGTCAGCAATCTTATGGGGATGACCGAAAGCAAATTGCCCTTAAACTTGTTCCGACCCTTAAAGACAAAACAGACGCTTCTTTTATTTTTAAAATGCTAAAAGAAAAAAATATAAGAAATCTTATGCTGGAGCATGTACAAAAAAGTGTTAACAGCAATACCAAGTGGGAAACCTGCTCAAAGTGGTTAGGTATGTCATGAATAATACGGCTTTTAAAACAGCTGGAAAAATACGCCCTGTATACAATGAAAACAATAAAATTAAAGGGTATTATGTAGAACGTCAAAACACAGGACCTATTTTCGTTAATGACGTTATTAATGCCTATTATAAAAAAGGAAGTACGGTTGCCATTGACCGATGGGGCCGTCCTTGGGTAAAAGGATAAAACATGAACTGCTACATGATGGTAGGACTTCCCGCACTAGGTAAGTCAACAAAGATTAAAGAACTAGAGAAGCAATATCAAGATCGTTCTGATTACTGGATTTACAGTACGGATATGTACATTGATGCCGTTGCTGAAGATAACGGTATTACATATAGCCAAGCTTTTGAAGACAACATCAAAGCAGCTACAGAATACAATGATAAAAATCTAAATATTGCAATTAAGCTCAAAAAAGATATTATCTGGGACCAGACCAATCTGGGTCTGACCAAACGCAAAAAAATTATTACTAAAATGAAAAATGCCGGGTACAAAGTACACTGCATTTATATTAAAGCTCCTGATAAAACTTTTTCTAATAGTAAAGAATTGTGTGATGAATGGGCAACTAGGCTGGAATCTCGTGAAGGAAAAGTGATTCCTACTCCGGTTATGGTTAATATGATTAAAAACCTAGTTGAACCTTCTATCCAAGAAGGCTATGATAGCTTTACTGCTTTTGATATGAATGGTAAATTACTTTTTAATCTAGGTGCATACTATAACTAATTTAAAACTGGGTGCTTTATGTTTACATGCTATTTAGGAAGAGTAGGGATAGCTTTTTCAATACTCCTCAACGTAATTTTAGGTGGGCCTAATAACCAAACTTTTAGTGCTAGAAACTACCACCAAAAACTAAATAAGAAACCTAATATAGTGTGGCTAATCGACCTAGTTTTTTGGTTTGACCCGCAGCATTGTTTTCATTCATGGGTATACTATAAAACTACTAAAGACTTAAGAGCTAAGCACAAAGTACAGGACATGGTTAAAAACTCAAATGCTCGTTATGTAGAGTTAGATTACTACGAAATGGAATAATAATGATTACCCAACAAGACATTGACGACGCCAAAGAATACCAAGAACGGCCAGAAGCTACAGAAAATGTGGAAATTGAAGTAGATGAAAAAAACATTAACATTCTACAAAAACTAGGGTTAGAACTTTTGATTACTTGCGCTACCCTTCAGATTTCTACTAAAACCGCTTTTGAAAGTATTTTTAATAAGTATAAGTAATGCTTAATAGGTCCCTTAGCTCAACTGGATAGAGCAGCTGACTTCTAATCAGCAGGTTCAAGGTTCAAGTCCTTGAGGGATCACCAGCTTATACATGGGGATGTGGTGGAACGGTAGACACGCTAGATTTAGGTTCTAGTGCCATAAGGCGTGAGAGTTCGAATCTCTCCATCCCTACCATATCGTCCAGCCTGCAAAGGACGTTAAGAGCAAAGCAGGGGAGTAGGGGTACCCTACCGGCTTACTAAGTCGTAGGTGAAAGATAACCCTTTTACCCTTTGTAATTATTTTATAACTGGTGCAGAATAATATTCGTAAGACACTAGTTAAGCCCCCTTGGCGAAAAGGTAGACGCGGGAGACTTAAAATCTCCTTCCTTTAGGAGTCCCGGTTCGAGTCCGGGAGGGGGCACCAAATTTTGGTTCTGTGGTGTAAAGGTTAGCACAAAGCGCTCATAACGCTTCAGGTCTGAGTTCAAGTCTCGGCGGAACTACCAAAATCAGATTCTGTATCCCAGCCCGGTAGAATAGCAGACTCATATTATGTCAGTCGTAGGTCCAAATCCTACTACGCAGACCAACATGGTACTGATGAATAACAGGAAAGCATCAGTTAAATCGCACATATGTGCTCCTGTGTGTAGAGCCCACCACTTTCTTAAAATTACATAAACTTAAACTAGAGGTAGTTACATGGACGATTATCTTTCCGAGAAAGCTTTTGCTGATTGGTTTTACCAAAAAAGTAACAGCCAAGAAACTAAAACAGTAAACCTAGTTGATAATAAACTAGATGAAGTAACTAAGTGGGTAGAAGACTTAGCAAAAACCTCTTTTAAAGCAGGTTACAGGGTAGGACATACCTCAGCCAAACAACAATTTAAACGTCATTAAATCAGGTATATTATGGCAAGAGCACAAGTAAGGGTAAATAAAGAGCTATATTTTGATATAACAGCTACGGTAGCCGCAACACCTTTTAAACAGCCAAGTATTGTTTACGGAATGCCCGCGTTTATTGAATACGACAATATTGACGTTCAAGAACTTGAAATTAATGGTATTAGTATCGACTTAAAAAAATTAAAAAAAGCAGGGTTTAAAGACTTAGCGGAGTTGTTTACTGAATTTGTAGAAGAACAGATTGATGACATAGATGACTACGAATGGGACTTTATTGACTACTAGGAAATTATATGAAATATACTATCTTTTCAATTGATAATCACACTGATTGGCACACTAGCGCAAAGTTTATGCGGTATGTAGATGAAATTACTGCTATGAATAAAGTTAAAGGCAACTTTATTCAATGCGTAGGTTCTTGGGAGAATACTATTGAGCCCTCCTTTATTTGCAGAACTGACGACTTCCTCAACTATCTTCTTCCTAGTGGTTATTTAGATAACCAGTCATGCGTACTGCAAGTCTCTGAGTGTAATAAACAATATGCACAACTTTTATCTATTCCTGACCTGGTACCTCATTATATTGGTTCTTTGAAATGCGTACCAAAGGAAGAAGCACTAAAACACAGCGCATGGACCTACCGTCCTGATATTAATCAATATTGGATTACTGTAAAAGAAAATCCAGATCGTTATCAATAGAGGTATATGTTATGGTCCGTATAGTAAGTGAAAATGAATTTAGAGAAGTATTTTGCGCTAAACTAGACGAAGTAAAAAACAAATTTGATTATGTAACAGGTCCAGGACGTAGTGGAGCAGTAGCAGCTGTATACGCTTCTCATTATCTTGGTTTGCCGTTTCTGCCTTATAAGTCAAAAATAGAAAACAAAAAACCTCTTATTGTTGACACCGCTATGATGACTGGCAAAACTCTACGCAAAGCGTCTAAATTTTACAATAACGCCCCTTATGTCTATGCATATCTTGAAGGGCCCCGAGTTAAATTTTGGTATGAAAAACTATCAGCTGTTCGTGAAAGAGGTCATGAATATCCTAATAGCACCAAAAGTAAAAATCTGAAAACACAATGACCCCTACTTTAACTTGTTTAGCTTTAGCTGCTTACATGGAAGCACGACAACATTACAAAACTCCAGACGCTATGGCAGCTGTAGTAGCCGTTGTACTGAATAGGGCAAAAGACCCTAGGTGGCCTGACACTCCCTGCAAAGTAATTGCAGAGCCTGGGCAATTCCCTTGGTACACTACTGTAAAACGCCCAGCTACTAAGGGTGCTCCAGATGAATGGGCTTGGAAAGTTGCTGTAGACGTTGCAAAAGATAAGCACTTCGGTATTACATCAACACATTTTCATACTGTCGGAAAACCACAACATTGGGCTAACGCATACAAATTTGACGGTATAATTGGTGGTAACGCGTTTTATACAAACAATACTAAATGGAAATAGATACAAAAATGTAATAGTAAAAGGGTATTAAATGCTACGTGACTGGTTAGGTAGAGTACTAATAGGTCTTGGGTTTCTAATAGTTACAGAAAAATACGCTGACAACTTTATTGAAGCTATACGTAAAAATCCTTACGATCCTAAACGTATAGTAGAAGCATGGAGAGGTAACTAGTGTCAAATACTGACAAACTAAAAACATCAAATTTTATTTATGACAATCTTCATCAGTGCTTTTTATTAAATGTTCCAGAAGAAGTTCTTCAAAAAGTAAATTGGAAATTGTGTGATGATCTAGCTTGGTGTTTTAAAAATAATAAAGTTTATATAAAAACTATGAGAAAAAATGAATAATGTATAACTATGTAACCATTGAAGATTGGGATATTGACTTTGATGAAGGCACAGCAGAATTTACTATCGATAATAGTGCTGAAGAAGATTCTTTTATGTCTGTAAAAGTGACCTTAGAGCAATACCCAAACTATGATAACCCTATTTGTGTAATTGAAGAAATTACAGAATGTCGGGAGACAGGGCAAAACGGTAGAGATACCCAAGTTTTTAATCTTTCCGACGCAAAAATTGACATAATTAATGATATTCTGACTTCAGAATACTCTAAATACTTAACAGGATTAAAATGAAACTACTAAAATTTTACGCAGAATGGTGTAACCCTTGCAAAAAGCTTACAGAAATGCTTGAAACTGTTACACTTCCTTATGAAATTGAAGAAGTAAATATCGATGAACATATGGACAAAGCTCTACAATTTAACGTAAGAACAGTGCCTGCTATGGTTCTTGTAAATGAATATGATGCAGTAGTTAACCGTATGACAGGGTTGCCTGCTAACGCCCAAGAACTTGTAGACACTTTTAAATAGGTTACGAGAAATGATTGATGTTTTAGGCCACCCTATTATTAAAGGGGCAAAAGTACTTACTAGCCACTACAGTAGCCCCAATATGAACTACGTTACAACAGTTAAAAAAGTTAATAAAAAAACGGTAGTAGTAAAACTTCCTGTGCTAAGGTGGAATAATTTTTCATGGGAATCTGACTGGCGTGATGTAAAAAGAACTCCTGATAAAGTTGTTGTAATTACCAATCAGCTGGCGTACAACAAAAAACAGTACCCAGAGTATATTCTATAATGCATGACGCTATTAATCAACCTGTCCAAATAGGAGATGTTGTGGCCTATAAAACAACATACTCATCTAAAATAGTTTTGGGGTATATTACTAAAGTAACTCCTAAAGGAGCTACAATTAGTCTTTTTAGCCAGCCAGACCGTAAAATTAACCGAAGTTCTGACAACTTTATAAAAATTAATTATCAATGGAAAAAATTTAAACAAGAACATCCGGAGGCTTTTATATGAGTATGCTAGTACAAACTAAAGAGCTACTTGCCCAACAAGGAGCTTTTAGCGGTGAGCAAAATCAACATCTTGCTGACGTAGTAAACGCCATTAGTTTTCCTACAATTAATCCAAGGATGAAAGCCGTAGTAGGGGTAGCCCAAATTACAGCTTTTGCTAGTCAATTCAGACGAAATATTGAACTTTGGGACGAAGCTACTGAAGTACCAGTAAATGCTATTTCATTCGTAATTACAGGGTCAGGTGCAGGTAAAGACTCTTCTGTAAAAGCAGCCCGTAAGTGCTTTAAAAGCGGTTACGCCCTTATTGAACAAGCTTCTAACCAAAAAGCTATTCAGCTTGCCATAGAACAAGCAAAAGAAGAAAAGCAGACAAACCCTCAAGACGAAGCTATTTACCGTCCTTACCTTAAACCAGTGCCCCCTATTGATATTATGCCTACTACAGGCCCAGGGCTTATTCAGCATATTAATGATATTGGAGATATTGGCCTAGGGGCAGGTTTTATGTACTCTGGTTAACGTAAGTAGTTGTAAATCTTTTGATAGCAGTTAAGATGAGAATAAACAAATGATATTTTCTGCGATCTTTAGAGTAGCATACTATGTTACATAGCCCCTCTACATGGTGACATGTAGTTTGCAGTTCTCTAATTGCTGGGAACCCTTTAGAGCCCCACAGACTCCCCTAAGCAGTAATGTGTTAGGTATAGTAAAACTAGTGAGGATTAGGCAATCAGCAGCGAAGCTTCCTATTAGGAAGAACGTTCAACGACTATCGCGTAAGCGAGTACACCTAAGTAGGTGGAAACGGGAACTATGTTTGGTGTTGACTTTATTTACTTAAGTACGTATAATAACGACATTAAGTTAAATATATAAGGAAACACTGTGAAAGAAATCTGGAAACCTGTAAAAGGTAGAGAAGACTTTTACGAAGTATCAAATACTGGAAAAGTTAGATCTTTAGTAGGTAGATACAAAAGTAAAGAAATATTTGAGTTAAAGCAGTATGTAAATAAAAAAGGTTATTGTTCGTTAGACTTAGCTATGCCAGAACTGAAAAAATATTCAGTACATAGGTTAGTAGCAGAAACTTTCTGTGATAAACCTGAAGGGCATAATGTAGTAAACCATATAGACAATAACCCCAGTAATAATATTTATACAAACCTTGAGTGGACTACGTATAGTGGAAACCTGAAACACGCACAAAATCAAGGACGTTTATTTAACGCCCAGTCTAAAGGCGGTAAAGTTACAGGTAAACGAGCATCAGAAGCCCTATTTACAGCTACTACAGAAATGGTAGGCAAAGAGTATGGCAGTCTTACTGTAATATCTGAAGGTTCAGTAGTAAAATACAAAAACGCTAATAGACCACGACTAGTATGCAAATGCACTTGCGGTACAGAAAGTGAATATTGCAAAATACAGCTAGAAAAAAGCAAAGTCACTAAATGCAAAACTTGTGCATCAAAGCAACTTGGGTATGAAAGACGTAAAAAACGCATACAAGAGTTGGCCAATACTGCCGCAGGTAACTTAGTATTTACAGGTATTAGCACAAACTCAAATAAACTGGATATGAAAGACGTAAAAGTGCAATTATATAACATTACTACTAATGAATATGAATGGCACTCTTACAGAAAAGCAACCAGTTCCAGATTTCTTAATAAACATAAAGATATAGTCTAGTCTTATGTGAAAGCATAAGCTGCGTGTAATGACGCGAGGGTAGATTAACGACCTACCCTGAATATAACGGAATTTTCGGATGAACTGGCCTATAACCAAGATATGGTAGAGAATATCAAAACTCTGTCAGAAATTTATGATACCGGAGATAAAGAAGTTAAATACACAAAAACTGTAGAAAACAGGTCAAAAGCTATTACCGGCCAACCTGTATCTGCTTTGTTTGTTGGATCTCCTGGGCATATCCTTTACGACGAAGGCACAAAGAAAAAGTTTTACATTGCTTTTATGTCCAAACTAGCTAGACGAAGCTGGTTTTGTTACGCTCCTGATAAAATAGAAGAAAAAGCATTTGATACTATCGAAGAGCTTTGGGACTATGAAGAAGCTATTGAGACAAAGTCTAAGCAAGCTCGCGTAGGTTTAGACCTAACTAGCCATGCTATTGCTGAATACAACTTAGAAAAACATGGACAAAACATTACTGTTTCTAAAGAAGTAGAACGGCTATATAAAGTTTACAAACGATACAATAATGACTTAGCAGACCTTCTTCCCAACCAAGACTCCACTTATGCTCTTATTAGAAGACATCTGCAATGGAAAGCACTAAAACTAGCGGGCGCTTTTACTATTATGAGCTGCCAAGATGAAATTACCTCTAAGGCTTTTATCGAAGCTATTAGATTTTGTGAGATCTTAGATAAAGACATGGAAGTATTCGAAAGGGACCTGAATAAGTCCCCACACGAGCTTCTAGTAGATTTTTTTCGTACCAAAACTTTGGTGGATGGTGCTTCAGAAATTAGTACTCATGACCTTAAAAAGCAAGGTTTTATGAATAATGTTACTAAAACTAAGCTCAAAGAAATGGTAGCTCTTTGTGCAGGTTACGATAGAAACTCTGTGTATTCAGTTGTTAATGATGGCTCTGCTATTCGTTATGAGCCTATTATTAAAACAGACTCTATTAATGTCACTTACAAAGAGATTGACTGTACCGCACTAAATTCAGCTATTAAACAAAAAAACTACGAAAAAACCAGACAAGCTAAACAGGATATTGCAGCAACAGTAAACTATGGCTTTGAAAATGCAACCACTAGTTTTGCCAAACTGCCTTTAATGCTTAAGCAAGACTACGCGTATTCACCATTTAAATTTAAAGACGGTATTAGGCGTAAAGAAAACTTAGAATCTGGTACAAAATGGGTAGTACTTGATATCGACGACTCTTTACTTTCTGCTGAAGAAGCTCATATGATGCTTGGAGATATAAACCATCATATTGCTCTTACCAGCGACAACAGCAACCAATTTAAGTTTAGGGTGCTACTGGAGCTAGATTCTGAAGTCTACCTAGATTCTCTAACTTGGAAGCATTTTTATTTAAAAATTGCAGACGACTTAGGCTTAAGAGCAGATCCTCTTCCTCAAGCCCAAATTTTTTACTCTTATGCAAATAGGACCATATATAGTAATACAGAAGCTGATCCGATCGAAACTCGAGATTACTTAATGTATGCAAAAGATAAGGCATCCGAAAAAGAAGTGCAAAACAAGGTTATGACTAATGCGCAAAAACGTGCGCAGCTGCAAGACCCTGTAACTACTTTTGAGTATGCTTTTGAAGCTAGGTATGGAGAAGGCTCTCGTAACATGTATCGTATGATGCGACATGCACAAGACTTAGGAGCCTCCTTAGAAGAGGTATTACAACTTTTAGAAGACGTAAATGACTACTGGGATAACCCTATGCCACAAGATCGTCTTGACAAGCTTAAAGAGCAAGGAACTAGGCTCTTTTAAAACAATAAGCATATATTTATGTTAACAGGATAAACTATGAACCAACAACACTACAAAAGTAACGTAAAAGCGACTTCTGGCGATGTAACTACTACAGGCTTTAGTATTGACGTCAATGAGTCTATGTTCCAACTTCTTACCTCAAACGTTTATAACGATACTGTTCTCGCTGTTATGCGAGAATGGTCTACAAATGCCTGTGATGCCTGCTTGCAGGCAGGTAAAGAAGTAATTTATGATGTGCATATCCCTACTCCAGAAGAACCGACATTTTTTGTAAGAGACTATGGAACAGGTTTATCCCCTGATGACATTGTGGGGCTGTTTAGCCAACTAGGGGCTTCTACTAAAAGAAACTCCAGCCAGTTGAATGGCACCCTGGGTTAACGTATATAACTATTAGTTTTTACTGTATTAGGCATGATGAAAATAAACAAATGATAATGCTTAAAAGGTAAAAAGAGTAGATATGTTACATAGCCCCTGTATATAGTAATATATACAAGCAAATCTCTCTAATTGACGGGAAACTCCTTATAGCTTACAGCACTCCCTGCCACAGTAATGATGGTAGTATAGTAAAAGAATGTAAGATTGGACAATCCGCAGCCAAGGGTCCTATAGGATCAAGGTTCAACGACTAGCCGAAAGGCGTAGAGCTTAAGTAAGTTCGAAATGGGAGATACCCTTAGATAAGTCCTTTACAAGTAGTACATTTAATGGTATACTTGAGTTTTTATTGGGGGACTAATCAAATGCAAGAAATTTACAAAGATATAAAAGGTTTTGAAGGATATTATAAAATATCTAATCTAGGGAATGTAAAATCTCTTGGAGCATATAATAACAGGAAAGAAAAACTTCTTGTTCAAGAAAATGCAAAAAGTAAAAATACATCATATAAACGAGTAAAATTGCACAAAGATGGCAAAGTTACACGTTATCTAGTACATAGATTAGTGGCAATACATTTTTTAGATAATCCAGAACAAAAACCACAAGTTAATCATATTGATAATAATCCGTTAAATAATATTGTAACTAACCTAGAATGGTGTACTGGTTCAGAAAACATGCAACATTCTATAAAACAAGGCAGACAAAAGTATGTAACAGAATTAGCGATAGCTGCTATGGCTAAAGCTAATAAAGATAAAGTAAAACCTAAGTATAATGCTTTAATTGGCAAAAATTTAAATGGTCGTATTTTACTTTCTTACATGTCTGAAAAAAAGCCTAATGGAAAACCACGTTACAAAGGCATATTTAGTTGTGCTAACTGCAATAAAGAATTTACCGCAGAAATGGATAGTTCTATAAAAAATATCAATAGAGAACAACCTTGTTATTGTAGATCTTGTACCAAGAAAAATAAGGGTAAAGATATAGTCTAGTCTCATGCGAAAGCATGAGTTGCGTGTAATGACGCAGGTACAAATTAACGACTTGTATTGAATATAACGATTGGCCGTATGGCTGGCTTAGCCGTGGCTAATGCTTTTACCGTAGAGTCCTTTTTTAAGGGCTCTAAACATAACTACGCTATCAGCATCCAAAATGGTATTCCTGTAACCATGCATATGGGAACTACTCCTACAGATGAACCTGATGGGCTAAAACTATCCGTAGCCGTAAACTATGGTGATATCTCTAGGTATCTACAGCGAGCCCCTAGTCTTTATAAGTTTTTTGACTACAAACCTAACCTAAACTTAGACATAGACATCTCCCTAGACTCTTCAAATACCCTTTCTGATAGCTGGTTTGTTATGCCTAGTGACATTAAAAGGTACGCTCAACGGAACTATGTGCTAATGTCCCAAGTCATCTATGAGATTCCTTTTAGTTCTGAGGTTGATAATAAAGACTTTGTAAATATTGTGATTAAGGCCCCTCCCGGAGCCGTAACTTTTAACCCAGGAAGAGAGTCTTTGTCTTTAGATAAAAAGACCATAGGCTACCTTAACAGCGCTTTTAACAAAATTGCAGAAGAGTGTGTAGAAGAAATTAATAAAACGCTGCCATTAATGGATTCGGACTATGAGCTACTAAAGTTTTATAATAGCACTATTAAAAGCTTGCCTCGCAAGCTTTCCAAAAATATTAATGTAGAAGTATTTATGTCTAAAGAAAGTAAATTACTATTTGCTTCTTCATATTATTATACTGGTACGTCTTTTGAATACGTGAACCAAACTTCAGCTTTCGACCAGCATACTAATAATATGTTAAACATAAACTACAAAACATCCTACTATAAATCTTCCAAAAAACTAGTGGATGCAGGTCCTCAGCACTCTCATAGCTTCTATTTTTCTCCTCATGTAATTGTAGATGTAAAAACTAACTATAAATCTCAATTGAATAGGTTACACGAACAACAAAGGTTATTTACGTGGCAAAAGACCAAAAATGCAGATTTAGATGAAGCCGTAGCTACTGCAAAAAGTTTCTTAGAAGCTTTAGGCATTCCTTACAAGCTTGCTTCAGACTTATTAAAAGATATCCCTGTTATTGACAAGAAAACTGCTCCTAGAGAAGGATTGCATTCATACCCTTTTACTGGGGTTACAGCAGAAAGAGTTGAAAAATTTTCTGAACAACAGAGTAAAGCTAAAACATATCTTTACTTGAAGTTGAATAAAACCACCCCGGTACTGAACGATAAAGTTAATTCCTTTTCTAGCTATCAGCAAGTATATAAAATTTTGCAAAATATTGTTTATATGCCTCCTGTGCGAGGTGTGCCTAAGAAATATCAAGAATATGTAGAAAACCTAGATAACTGGGTAGATTACGAAACATTTATTAAAGACAAGGTAAAATCTCATACATTTAAAGCTTCAGTAGATGTTCGCTTTCCCTTTATACCTAGGGAGGTACTAAATCACAATAATATCCTTCTTTACCCGCAAAAAGTTCAAAACTTTTACAGGAGTTACGAAAAATTTTCTGAGTATACAAAAGATAAAAAGTATATTGCTGATCCGGATGTAGAGCTATTTCTTAAAGCACTAGGGGGAACTTTTGAGTCTTTACCTATGGATGTTCAAAAAATTACAGACGCCTTTAAGAAAGATTTTCCACTAACAAGTAAACTCCTTTTCAATTTAAGGTATAAATATAATGATGATTTAAACTTTTGTATAGATCTGGCTAAACTGGAAGACTATCATGCAACACATTCAACTGGACAATAATAGTTTTATTTTAAATATTAATGGGACTTTAACTACAATAACCCGTAAATCTTTTAACTTTAATAAAATTAGTAAGCTACTAAAAGAAGAAGCTCCAGAAGAAAATATTGTCCCCCTACTAAAAACTCCAGATCTTTCAAATGGTGTTTATGAAATCTATATTTTTCCGTCCACTGATGCCATTTTTTATAAACATTTCACTAAGGGCTCAACTACTCCCACAACTCTAACAGTTTTAGGAAACACAAAACAACATAGTTCTATCCCTAAAGACTGGGAAAACTACTTTGTGGGTGTATATGCTTCTGAAGCAGATATTAAAGCAGATTGGCCTGAATACTTTTTATAAGGAGAAAAAAAATATACGATTACTTTAAATATAACAATGGTGAAGATATCACCAAGGGGGCTTTTCGTATTAGTGCTTCCCAAGTAAGCAAGTTTTTTGATACTACTGCACAGTGGTACCGAGAACATTTAATGGGAGAAACTGGTTTTACGGGAAGTACGGCTACCCATTTAGGGTCTGCTGTACATACAGGGATTGAAATGTATGTACGAGAAGGAACAGTAAATTATAAAGTTATTAATGACCATGTAAATGCTATTACAGATGTAGAGATTGATAAAACTCACATTTTAAAGCAATATGGTCCTATGCTAGAAGCTGTTCTTCCTTTTGTGGAAGCAAATAAGCCTACTGAGGTAGAAAAATTTGTCTTTCATGAAATCCTGCCAGGAATCGGGGCCGGTGGCAGCATTGATGCCTTAAGAAACGATACTATTATTGACTGGAAAACTACGGGAAGTAAATCGCCACCCACAAAATTTTCTAGAAACTATTGGTTTCAGCAGATGACTTATGCTTGGGTGTTAAAACAACAAGGAATTAATATTAATTTCCTTAAGCTAGTTTTTATCACTCAAGAGGAAGTAAATAGAGTAAGCGAAAAAACAGGCAAGCCCCTAAAAGACTACCCCTCTGTTTACTCCGTAGTTACAGAAGAAGTTACAGAGGATAAGCTGGAACTAATTGGGTCCTGTTTAAAATTAATTGCAGAATCAGTCCAGGCTTGGAACAATAACCCTGATCTGAGGTATTTACTCGCTCAAGATTACCGTCTTAAGCCAAAACCTAAACCAATTATATTTAATACAAGGAGGTAGTATTGTCTATTACTAAAGTAGCATTTGAAGACTTTGCCAAAAACCCTAAAAGCTATTACAAATCTAAAGTAGCTTTTCCTGAATATCCTATATTTGTTAACAGTAACGGAATGTTTACAAACTATTATATAAAAGTAGGCAAGCAAGGAAAACTTAACCTGTGCTATGGGCAAAATAAATCTTTTTACCTGTCTGGAGAGCTAGTCTTTTCTGCTGACCGTGGATTACTAAACAGACAAAAGGTTATTTTACCTACATTATCGTACTTAGGGAGACTACTCCCAAAAACTATAAAAATATACCAGGATAACTTAGAAACCTACAAAAAAACTTATGAAAACGCAAAAGCCAAACTGGCTACCATAGATAAGTTAAAAAATGACTACCCTGAGCTGATACTTTAAAGGAGTATAGATGTCAGTAAAACTACTAATTTCTGCCGAAGCAAATTCCGGCAAAACTACATTAACCCGCAACCTAAAAAACTCATTGGTTGTAAGCCATGACGGTAAACGATACCCATTTAAGGTTCCTCATGTTATGGTGCCCTCTTTTGACAATGTAGAAGAGCTTATTGCAACAGTAGTAGATAAAATTGAAACTTATAAAAATAAGTTTAAGACCTACCCTGAAACAGTTGTGTTTGATTCAGTATCTAAAATTTTTGACACTATCCATTCTAACTGCAACGAAAAGTTCAAAGGCTTTACTATTTATAGCGAACTAGATAAGGAAATTACCAAACTAACCGGTTTTATCGAAAACTCTCTTATCGCTAGTGGAATGAATGTCGTACTTATTTCTCATGCTCTGTATGACTCAGAAACTGCTAAGTATAGCCTTGTAGGAAAAGGTTCATTTAGCAAAAGAGGTGGGTTCCTTGCCGAGGTAGACGAATCAATCTTTATTGAGGTAAAGAGCAACAAACGTATTTTGCATTTCCGTTCTACTAAACTACCGGCAAGGACTCTTCAAGAAGACCTAGCAGACAGTATGCCTATTGAGGATTTTAACCTCCAAGAGCATATTGAAGTTCTAGCAGCAACCACAAATGAAGTAGACGAATACGCACTTTAATCTATAAATTATAATATAAGGAAATCTTATGAAACTAACCGTATCTAAAAAACCAGAAAACATTAAAGACACCGGCGGTGGTGGTTATATCAACAAGTCTGGTATTTATGACGTAGTACTAAACTATGTTCAAGTAGCAGAAACCAAAAATGGTGCCTACCAGCTTAACTTTAACGTAACTAATGGGGGTATGAGCCAAACGCTGTATGGTCCTATCCTTATCAACAAAGACGGCAAGGCCAACGAAATTACTCAAAACCTTCTTAACCGTCTTTGTATTATTGCCGGTATGGACGACGGGCAAGAAATTGAAACCGACACTGTAGAAATGCCTGTAGGTAAAGACCAAAAGCTTATGGAAATGGAAATTATCCCTGAACTTACTGAGCTTGCTGTTAAAATGCGTGTACAGATGGAGTACAGCCTTTGGCTTAACGAAATCCAAGAACGGAAAAGCATTAAGTCCTTTTATCGTGAGGATGGGGCTACGGCAGCAGAAGCAGAATCAGGAGAGAATATCGGCAAACGTCTTGCTCTCGATGAAGAAAAGTATGCTTCTAATGTAACATACCGTGACGGGCTTACGGAAGAAGACGTTACAGCTTGGATCCAGCAACGGGCTAACGGCTCTAGTGGTAACACAAAGCCTGCTGCAGCAAACCCCACTAAAACTAATACCAAACGCCCTCTTTTTGGCAAATAAGGTAGGGTATCATGGCTGTAAAAGTAACTGATGAAGCGCTAGCACAGCTGTGTGTTGATCATAATTATGACATTCCTTTGATTGTAGAGTCCCTTAAAGTAGCTTATCCAAATTATAGCGTAAGACCTAATAGAGTCGTAGAACGTATTAACAAGATGCGGAAAAAAGGAGTTCTTCCTTTAGACTCAGGTAACTATGTTAGTAGTGGAGAAGTGCTTAAAGGGTCCTCTACTCTTTATGATGAACAAGGGAACGTCAAACTCCAATGGGTAAAAACTGACGTAGAAAAAAAGAATCAGCTTAATGTTTTAAAAGAACTAGTTGACTCTTATGTAGAAGAACTGCCACAGTTTGAGAAGAAGCCGTATACTCTTACATATGCTTCAAAAGACTTAATGGCAGTCTACCCTTTGGGGGATCCTCATATCGGCATGAAAGCATACAAAGACGAAGCAGGCAGTAATTGGGACCTAAAGGCCTCCCAAGAAGTGTTTTGCGGGGTTTTTGACAGACTAGTAAATACTGCACCAGCATGTGAACAAGCAGTAATTGTAAATCTAGGGGACTATTTCCATAGAGATAACGTCCAAGGCGTCACAGAAAGACATAGACATGCTCTAGACACTGATGGTAACTACATGATGATGGTAGATACCGGCCTTAAGATTATGATTCAAATGATTAACTCTGCACTACAACGACACAATAGCGTAAAAGTTATTAACATGCTAGGTAACCATGATGATACAGGGGCTATGTTTTTGCAAGCTGCTCTGAAGCACATGTATGAAAAAGAGCCAAGACTGCAAGTAGAGTGCACTAGCTCTGTTTACCAGTATTTTCAACATGGATCTTCTTTTTTTGGGGTACACCACGGACACACCTGTAAACCCGACAAACTCCCGCTAGTTATGGCTACTGATAAGCCTAAGGAGTGGGGAACTTCAAAGCATCGTTATTGGATTACTGGACATATTCACCATGATACTCGTAAAGAGTACTCAGGGTGTACAGTAGAGTCTTTTAGGACCTTAGCAGGTAAAGATGCTTATGCCTACTCCGGTGGCTACAGGGCAGGACAAGATAGTAAAGCACTAGTTATCCATAAAGATTTTGGAGAGGTGGAGCGGCATACTATTAACATTTCTCAAGTATTAAAACAATAAGCACTTTTATAAGTGCTTATTACTTACAGAGGGTCTTATGAATTACTTTAAAAAAAGAAATATTAATACTGTTATAGATACTCTTCTTGATCACTTAGGGTTTTCAGATTGGTTTATTTCAGGGAGTTTTGCAAACAATCGTATGCGTAACCCCTCTGACATTGATATTTATTTTTATACAAAAAAAGGTTACCAAAACGCCACTAGAAATTTGCAGAATAGTACTATTAGCGTATATATGGTAACCCCCAACGCTAGCAGCTTTATACTTAAAGGTTTAAAGCTACCGGTACAACTTGTTGCTAAGCATTTTGGTACTCCACAAGAAATTTTTAATACTATGGATATCAATGTATGCAAACAGGCTATTTTATCTGATAAAACTCTAGTACAAGATCCTTCAAGCCACTTTCCTGTAACTTTAAACAAGCCTTCCTACGGCTCTTTTTCTAGGTATTTTTACTACTTAGATAATTACTACTCCCCCGTAGAGCATTATAAAAAGTCAAAAATTCTTATTTCTAAATATATTACAGATAGTACCCTACTTTCCCACTATTACAAGGGAGAAGTTAACCACAAACCTACTAACCAATGTCTGTACGAAGCTGCTTTAAAACGGCCTGAGTTATGCTCTTTAATCAAACAACAAACTTTATTACATGCTCCAGAGCTATTACTATGAATTTAACTGAAGAACAACAATGTTGTTATTGTTCTTCTTTTAAATTTGTAGTATAATTACAATAAATTACAGGAACTACATGAAAAAATTAACACAATCAGAATTTATTGTAAATGCAACAAGTAAACACGGAAGCCTGTACGATTATACAAAAACTAGATATATCACTAGCCGTGACTTTATAACCATTACTTGTAATACTTGTTTTAAAGATTTTAATATTAAAGCTAATAACCATTTAAACGGCCAAGGATGTAAATACTGTGCCGCAGCTAGAACAGCAAGCAAACTTGCGCGAACTTTCGAAGATTTTAAAAAAGAAGCCAGTAAAGTACACAATAGTAAGTATAGCTATGTTGATACTACATTAAAAAATAATAAGCAAAAAGTAATAGTAATATGCCCAAAACATGGAAAATTCCAACAAACAGTAAATCATCATTTACGTGGAAGAGGTTGTCCATCTTGTGCTATAGATATAACAAAAGAAAAAAATCGTAATAAACAAAATGTATGGAGCTACTCTGGATGGGAAGCCCAAGGAGTATCTTCGAAATACTTTAATGGTTTTACCCTTTATATCATAGAATGCTGGAAAGATAACGAGCGTTTTATAAAAATTGGTAAAACATTCATTAATATATCCAAACGATTTCAAGGTCAATTACCATATGACTGGAAAGTAATCAAAACTATTACAGGCTCTGCCAGATATATAAGTGAGCTAGAATATGCGTTACATTCCTTAAACATTAACTATAAATATTCACCTAAAATAGCGTTTAAAGGCGATAGTGAATGTTTTTTACTAACTGAAAATTTACACTATGAGCCTAAACCTAACTAAAGAACAACAAAACGTAGTTGATTTCATTACCAGCAACGACGAAAATAAGCTAATTTTAATTGACTCTGTAGCAGGCAGCGGTAAAACTACCCTACTTAGAGCTATTGCTAACACTATTGATAACAAATCTGGTTTGTACTTAGCATACAATAAAGCTATTGCTACGGAGTCAGCTAAAAAATTCCCAAAAAACATTGAGTGTAGAACTACCCACTCTTTAGCTTATAGGGCTACTGTAAACTCCCTAGGGCTAAATGTAGGGTTTTTTGGTCCCAAACAAATTACAGACAAGATGTCTTATACTAATAAAACAGCTTTAGTAGAGGATATTAAAGAATACTGCCTATCTAGTTACCTTACTTATAAAAGCTTTGCAGATAATACAGGCAGGGCTAACACAAAACTAGTGAATAAGTATCTGGGTAAAATGTTGAGTGGTGATATTGATTGTACTCATGACTTTTACCTCAAACAATATCATATCGGCCTAGCAACGGGGACAATTTCAATTCCTGATTACCATCTGGCTATGCTTGATGAGGCGGGAGATTTAAACGAAGTCACACTAGAAATTTTTAAGCTTATTTCTGCAAAGTTAAAAGTTGTTGTGGGGGACCCCCACCAAAATATTTATACCTTTAACCATACAATTAACTGTTTTGAAAAATTAAAAGGGCAGGGTACTACTTTTAAGCTTTCTAAGTCTTTCAGGGTTCCGCAAGTTATTGCAAAATCTGTTGAAAAGTTTTGTAAAGCTTATCTAAACCCTGAAATGGAATTTGAAGGTATTGACAATTGTCCTACTGTTATCACTACTAGAGGTTATATTTCTCGCACTAACAGTGGCCTCATCAATAAACTAGTGGAGCTTAATAGGGATGGAACTCCTTATGGATTAGTACGTAAAGCGCAAGAAATATTTAAAGTCCCTCTTATGGTGGCTGGTTTAAAGTATGAAGGTAAAATTTATGACCCAGCTTATAGGCATATCCAAGAAGACGTAGATGGCTGGTTTGAAAATACTAACAGCATCAAATCTCAACATCCTACTTTATTTGGGTACCTTAAAAGCAAATACCCTGATGACCTATCTTTAATTCAAGCAATTAACCTTATCTCAAAACATTCTAAATCTGGTATTTTTAATGCATATGCAGAAGCAAAGAAGCATGAAAACACTACTCAAGATTTTATGTTGTTGACAGCACACTCATCAAAAGGCTTAGAGTTTGATGAGGTAATTTTAGCTCCAGACATGAATATGTCAGTAGGAGAACTAATCGGTGAGCTACAACAAAACCCCGATAAGAAGTTAAACACGTTTGAAAAAGAATCTTTAAACCTATACTATGTAGCCTGTACTAGGGCCCTAGTTCGTTTAAGAAATGCAACTCATTTGGTAGGTTTGTAATGAAAATACCCCGCAGTATAGACGTCAAATATGAATATACTAACGATCCGTGTAAAGCTAGTTGTTGGTTACAAGATATTCCTGATACTTTTGCTGCAGACTTAGAAACAGCTATTAGGTATTCCCAAGAGGAGGTAAAAGAAGCTAAGCTTAAAGCTGCTGATACTTCTTTACCTAAAAAAGAGCAAATCTATAACCAATCTATTGCTAATGCTACCGCCTTAGGGCATCCATATCACTGTACTATTACCCATTGCAGTATTGCTAGTGAGGAGGACTTTGGCAGAGTTTTTATTATTGATAGTCAAGATATTGCTGATGTAGTATTAGATTTTTTAACTACTACAGACAAAACCCAAGTATGGCATAGATACGCCTATGATGGCAGGTTTATTAAATACTATGGTGGACAGCAGCCAAAAAATGTACAAGATACTCAAATATTTGCTAAAACATTAGTTAATCACGTAGAAGTTTTTAAAGCTTCTACCGGTCTTAAAGACTTAGCAGGAGCTTGGTACGGAGACTGGGGCATATCCTCTGAGCACTTTACTTTAGAGCAGCAGTATGAGCCTAAAGTAATTAAGTATGCGGCTATCGATGCTTGCGCAACTTTTAAGCTATGGAGATACCTTAATGAATTCATCGGAAAAACCTCTTGAGATTTTTGATCAAACTCACTACGATAACACTTTTTATTTTTGTGAAAAAGATCACCCTTTTATCGCATTTACTACGGTTTTTTGCCCTTGTTGTCTACTTCATCAATCCAATGCTACTGCTACAGCTGAGCTAGAAGAGGCAGAACAGATGTACGAAGATACTTTAGAACGGTTAGAAGAGTTAACTATCAAAGCAAAAAACACAGCACCTGAGATATTAGTATAAGGAAAAATATGTATAGCCCTTGGGATCAACTACCTGCCCCAGAACCTAGCTCTATTGAGTATCCTTTGGGGCATTTTTACCAAAACACTGCTAAGTATCTTATCAAGGATACTGTCCGTATTATGGATAATGGTCTTAATATAGACTTTGACAAAGTTATTGAACTTGAAGCTGTTCTTAAAGAGCAGCTTGAAGAAGTAGGCAAAGAACTAAGCCAAAATCCTTTAATAAAAAACTACTTGGAACAAAGATATTCGTCTCAAGTTAAAGAGTACATTAAAGATAGAAAATCTAAAATGAGAGACGTTTCCTACTACCTCAAACCTTTTAAATTTAAAGATATGACTCATCGTAGCTACTTTATGGATGAGTATGCTAAATTACAAGGATGGGGCAGTCCTGAGGAAAAACTTCCAACAGGTGTTCCTAAATGGTCTGTAAAACTAGTTAAGCAATACGCAAAAACTAACAGATTATTAAGGATGATGTTGGAAGGTAAGAGTCCTGGCCCTACAAATATTATCAATAAAGCTATGAACAGACTAGCCCAAGATAAGGCAACAATCTACAACGAAAAGTATGTTAGCCAAGTAAAAAAGCCAGAAGTACCTTTTCCTAAGTTTAATCCTAGTTCTCCCCAGCAGAAACAAGAGTTGTTTAAAATGCTTGGTATAGAATCAGAAGAAACTTCAAAAGACACAGGACTGCCCAAGTGGGATAGAGCACAAGTAGAACGAGTTAATGCTGAAACAGACAATCCAGATGTAAAACATTTTACTCAATGTTTTATTGATCATTCTTTTGCAGCTATTATTAAAAATAACTTCATCGAAGCTTTCTATAACTATACGGTAGAAGGTCGTTTATATGGCCAATATAACCTCCTAGGAGCTAAATCAGGCAGGTATACTAGCTCTAACCCTAACATGCTTAATGCCCCCTCTACAGGCTCTAGATTTGCTAAGCCAGTTAAAAAGTGCTTTACTGCCCCTTCTGGTAAAGTAATTATGGCTGCAGATTACAACGCCCTAGAAGATAGGGTTATCGCCTCGCTTTCAAGAGATACTAACAAATGTGATATCTTTCTTAAAAACTTAGATGGGCACTCCTTGAACGCTCTAGGTTATTTTCCAGACCGCATTAAAAATCTTATTACTTTGACTGGAGATGTGCCTACCGATGTTAAAGCGTTTAAAGAACTAGTGGATAATGGAAACTCAGAGGCTAAAGATATCAGGCAAGAGTCTAAAGGGCCTACCTTTGGCCTAGCTTATGGCGCTTTCCCTCCTAAAATTGCAGCTACTTTAAAAATTACTTTGGAGCAAGCTACGGAAATTTTTAATAATTACCATAAAGTTTTGTATCCAGGTATTACAGAGTACCGTGAAAACTACGTACTGCCTATTGCAAGAGAGAATGGTGAGATCCACCTAGGTTTAGGGTTTACCTTAAAAACGGATGATGCAGATAGGGATATTAGAACTTTGTCTAACGCTACTTGCCAGTTTTGGTCTATCTTAACAGCTTTGACTATTAATAAAATGCATAACCTTATTGACCAAGCAGGCTACGAAGAAGATGTAAAAGTTATATCTACAATCTATGATTCTATTTACTTTGAAGTGACTAGTGACCCTAAAATTATTAAATGGGTAAATGATAACCTTATTAAAGTCATGGTAGTAGACTTTATGGAAAATCAAACAATCAGTAATGAAGCAGAGTGTGAGATTGGGTATAACTGGGCAGATATGGAAACCCTACCTATCAATGCTTCTGTACTACAAATCAAACAAGTAATTAAAAAGTTACCTAAATAAAATCGAGCAAGGTGTTCCTTTCCACCTGTGAGCCTTTTCGGTGGGGTGCTCAATAATCACCGAAACTAGACTCTTGTTATTTACTAACTTCATTGCTATACTTTGATTTTTGCTGTGAAGGATTTTCTCTATGAAAAAATCAATGTCTGTTGAAAATATGCTTGGCGGCTGTATTACAGATATGCTATTTTATATTAATCAACTGCATCTCACTCATTGGCTTACTCTTAAAAACCATCATCATGTAGTAGTTGGTACTCTTTACTCTGAACTAGAAGAAGAACTAGACAGCTTAGCTGAGCAGTTTTTAGGGGCCTCTTTGCCCGAAATGAAACCAGAAGAAGCGTTGCATTTATCATATGGCGTAAAAGAGCCTCGTTACTACAAGGTAATAAAGAGTGAGGCTGATATTATTGCTCTTGTTGATGAAATTACAAGACGTGCCCAAAAAGGATTAAAATTGGTAGAAGATAATCCTAAATTTTCTTTTATGAGAGATTCTATTATGGATATGATCGCCGTGCTTCATAGCGCTAAATACCAAATCACCCAAGAGTAATTACAAATACATTTTTAACTAAAAACCTCCTACGGGAGGTTTTTTGCCCTAAAGGATTACCTATTTGTTAACATTTAACCTACCAATTTACTGGACTCAGCACTATAAAACAAAACCTGATAAGACTGTTTTAGCTTCTATGAATTGGTACCGTAATGCAAATTACTATGCTCAAAATAACATGAAAAAAGATTTCCACGCATTAGTAGATTCACAGCTTTCAGGTGAGGCTATTAAAAACGCTTATACTTTGAATATGGAAATTTATTATAAGAACCCTTCCTGTGACGGAGCTAATATAGCACCTTTGGTAGAAAAATTTGTTTTAGACGCTCTTCAAGCTGCTAATGTCGTAGTAAATGATAACGTAAACTACCACAAAGGAAGTACTTGGAAAATAGTAGAACAGGACAAAAATAACCCACGATGCCTCGTTACAGTTGTACCAATTAAACTTAATTCAGGAGACCAATAGTGCTTGATTTTGCTAAAAAACTATTAAAAAAACATTATTGTAGACCTAACGAGTCTATTAAAGAAGCCTTTAAACGTGCTAGCGATTGTTTTGCTTCTAACGATTTACATAGCCAGCGACTGCAAAGCTACCTAGAAAAAGAATGGTTTATGTATAGTTCTCCCGTTTTAAGTAACGCAGTGCTGCCAGGAGAAAAAGTTAAAGGACTACCTATTAGCTGTTTTTTAACTTTTGTACCAGACAGTATTGAGGGCCTGTGTGCTCACACCACAGAAGAACGTTGGTTGTCTGTTAAAGGGGGTGGTGTAGGAGGCCACTGGAGTGGTGTTAGAAGCATTTCAGATAAGACCCCAGGGGTCAACGGCTTCCTGCACACTGTTGACGCCGATATGGTGGCTTATAGGCAAGGCAAAACCAGACGAGGCAGTTACGCAGCGTACCTAGATGTAAGCCACCCAGAAATCGTAGAATTTATTAAAATGCGAACACCTACGGGGGACTTAAACCGTAAAAATCTAAATCTACACCATGGTGTTAATATTACAGACGCTTTTATTGAGGCAGTCAACGAAGACTTAGATTGGTCATTAATTGATCCTCATAACCAAAAAGTAGTTGAAGTTGTTAAAGCTAGGGCTATTTGGGAAGAAATTCTTGTAGCTAGGTTCCGTACTGGTGAACCTTACATTAACTACCTTGACGAAGCTAACAGAAAAATGCACCCAGCTTTAAAGGCTGCAGGGCTAAAGATTAATGGCAGTAACTTATGTAACGAGATTCATTTACCTACTTCTGAAGACCGTTCAGCAGTTTGCTGCTTATCTTCTGTTAATTTAGCTAAATTTGATCAGTGGAAAGATAATCCTTACTTCATTGGGGATCTTATTGAAATGCTTGACAATGTCTTGCAATTCTTTATTGATAATGCCCCTGATGAACTCAGCAAAACTAAATACTCAGCAGAAAGGGAACGTTCCTTGGGGTTAGGTGCTATGGGCTTTCACGACTACCTAATGGCTCACGGTATTCCTTTTGAAAGTAGCTTAGCTATTGCTGTTAATAAGAAAATGTTTTCTACTATTAAAAATAATGCCTTAGCAAAAACTACTCAGCTGGCTTTGGTTAGAGGTCAGGCCCCAGACGCTATTGGGTATGGTGTTAGAAACACCCATCTTTTAGCTATCGCTCCTAATGCTAATAGCTCTATTATTTTGGGGGTATCTCCTTCTATTGAGCCAAGGTCCTCCAACTGTTATACCCATAAAACCCGTATTGGAAGCCACTTAGTTAAAAACCCTGCACTAATGGATGTATTGACTAGTTATAATAAAAACTCTAAAGAAGTATGGGACTCTATCATGGAAAATGATGGTTCTGTGCAGCACCTAGATTTTCTTTCTAAGGACGAAAAAGATGTGTTTAAAACAGCTTTTGAGATTGACCAGCACTGGGTAGTAGAAATGGCAAGAAGTAGGCAAGAGTACCTGTGTCAGGGGCAGTCAGTTAACTTGTTCTTCCCAGCAGGAGCAAATAAAAGTTATGTAAATGCAGTACACAGAAGAGCGTTTAAGCCTGCTGATAATGTAGGACATCCTCTCAAAGGCGTATACTACTTACGTACTGAGTCTAGTAAAAAGACAGAAAAAGTGAATATTAAGATTGAACGTCAAGCACTACAAGATGGAGTGCAAGGCTCACTTGATACGTGTTTGGCCTGTGAAGGTTGATAAAGGAGTAAACTATGAATACTTATATTGGGACAAAACTAGTTAATGTTGTTCCTTGGCTGGCTTCCCAGACTGATGTACTTTCTGAAGATTGGAGTATTGTTGACTAATGCTGAATGAATCTAGTAAAACATACAAACCTCTAAGGTACCCTCAAGCAGAAGAGTTTAGACTCCAATCAGAGGACATCCACTGGATTGTAAAAGAAGTAGAAATGACAAAAGACCTTGAGGACTTTAAGGCAGCTTCTTATGAAGAAAAAGAATTCATCAAAAATATTTTGTCTATTTTTACGCAATCCGACTTTAACGTTGCTGCAGGGTATTTGCCTCTAATCAATAAGATTAAAAATAATGAGGTAAGGGGTATGCTCACAAGTTTTATGGCTCGTGAGTTTATTCACCAAGAAGGTTATGCCCACTTAAATGAGTCATTAGGATTCCCCGATAGCTATTATACAGACTTTTTAGAACACCAAGAAACCTTGGAAAAAGATTCTTATATGTCTAATACCTTGTTTGAGAGTTTTGGTCTAAAACTTGCTAAAGGGATTCTACTGGAGGGTATTAGCCTTTTTGGTAGCTTTATTATGCTTAAGAACTTTGAGCGTGTAGGTAAGTATCTAGGTATGTGTACTATTAATGAGTGGTCTCTAAGAGATGAATCCCTACATGTAGAAGGTAATGCTTGGCTATTTAGGACTTGGTGCCAAGAAAACCCTGAAGAGGTGAATGATACTTTTAAACGTCATATCTATACTATGGCTAGAGAAATCGTAGACCTAGAAACTAGCTTTATTGATTTCGCTTTTGGTACTTATTCCCCTCCTAACTTAGAAAAAGATGATGTAAAAGAGTACATTAGGTACATCGCAGATCGCCGCTTAGTTCAGTTGGGTCTTAAACCTAATTTTGATAGAAGCACAAATCCGTTACCTTGGATGGATGAACTTAATAATGGCAGCTCATTTGCTAACTTTTTTGAAAAACGGGTAACAGATTATAGCGTTGCAGGAATGCAAGGCGAATTTACCTATTAATAGGTAAGGGGTAACCCTTACCAATTAACTTAATATAAGGAACATTAATGACTGACGACCTTTTAAAAACCAGAAGCAAAGACTATGGTAATTTTCACACTTTAGCTAATCTATCTCAAACACTAAATTCAATTATTGCACAACATTATAATAACGTACAGCAACAAGAATTTACTCCTATGCCTCATTTCATGGCAGAAGCCCTTCAAATGATTTGTCATAAGATTTCTAGAATTGTTAATGGTAATATTTATTATGACGATAGTTGGAAAGATATCGCAGGTTACGCTCAATTAGTAGTAGATATTTTAGAAAAAGCTCAGACGGCTGAAAAAACTAATGAACTAAATAACACAGAAAAAGCCGAGGAAACTTGATATGGCAGAAATTTCTTTTGAACTCCCCCGAGACGTTACTCGTATTTGGGATTTACCGGTACCCATTATTGTAAATAATGATACTAAAACTATTAAAGCATACCTCACAGGGGCTATTGACGAGCCTTCTCTTTACAACGAGCTATGCTACTTGCTGGATGAAGCATCTTCGGATACTACCGTAGATATTTTTATTAATACCCCTGGAGGAGTTGTAGACTCCGCTTTTATGATTGCTAACGCCATTAAATCCTCTAAAGCTAAAGTGGTAGGTTATCTCTCAGGGACCGTCGCTTCAGCAGGTACTATTATTTCCATGGTGTGTGATGAGTTGAAAGTTACTCCCCACCTTTCATTTATGATCCATAATTATTCTGGTGGTATGGCAGGTTGACTAATAGCCTTTTGTAGAAGTGATTCTACATCAAAACTCACTTAAACGGGGAAACTCTGACCGTGTAATGACGAAGACAATCCCGTACTAAATTAATTTTTCCACATTGGTAAATCAATGTAAGTATGGTATAATAAGGGACATAAAAGCTTAAAACATAGGAGTATTTATGTTAACCCAAACCTTATTAAAAGAAAAACTAAACTATGATCCAATAACAGGTATATTTACTTGGAAGCAGGGTAAATATAAAAACAAACCTGCAGGAACAATAGCAGGTAAGTTACCTGACCAAGGTTATGTGCGTATTAATATTGACAAAAAAGAATATAAAGCACATAGATTAGCTTGGTTATATATGTATGGTGTATTTCCTCCTAAACATTTGGATCATATAAATAGGAATCGTGAAGATAATTCTATTGCAAATCTTCGTATAGCTGATGATTCTATAAATAGCAAAAATAAGACTATTTATAAAAACAATTCAACCGGATTCCATGGCGTTACTGCGCATGGTAGCCGTTGGAGAGCAAGAATTAATGTCAAAGGTAAAAAAATACATTTAGGCATATTTGACACAGCAGAGGAAGCTGCAGCTTGTAGAAAACAAGCAGAGCAAAAATACGGATTTCACAAAAACCATGGAAAAATTATAAATGTCTAACGACTATCCCGTAAGCCAATAAAGGGAGTACACTACAAGCAAACGGTAGTGGAAATAGTGAGAATCCTTATAGGATTTTGATATAGTCTAGACTGCATAGAAATATGCAGAAGTTCATGGAAGCTTTCCCCTGAGAACTGGCGTAGAGGTTGCGTTCTACGTTGAATATACCGAAAGGTCATGAAATGAAAGCGCGCCAAAAATTTACTGATGACCATCTTAACGAGGCCTTTAAAACTTACTATACAGGATTTCTGACAGAAGAAGAAATGGATAAAGTAATTGAAGGCACAGACCTATGGATGGGCACTGATGAGGTGGTAGAGCGCTGGAATAATCGCACTAGCTACACTAAAGGAGAAACTAATGACTGATCCCAATTCTTTTGAGGATATGATGTCCTCTTTTACAAATGTTTTACAGCCTGGGGGCGCTTCGCTCCCTCGCTGCTCTGAAGGCAAACAACTAAGTATTGATGAAGAGGTAAGAAAAGTAACCCTTGGCCTTTTAAAAGAAGAAGTGCTTTCTGACGCTCAAGTAAAACTACTAAGCACTTGTTTAAACTACATTACCGCTATTAGGTACTAATATGGACCCAATTAAAGGAATTATCCAGTTTAATAAGGATCGTAATCTTACCAAGTTTGACCCTGTTGCAGAGTATGCTATGCTGGAAGAGGAGCTCTTAGAGTTCTATGCAGCGTACTCTGCACAAGATACCTATGAAATGGTAGATGCCCTCTGTGACCTCATTGTGATCGCTACAGGGGGCATCCATAAACTAGGGTATGATCCTACAGAAGCTCTGTCTGAAACAGTAAAAGAGATTACTAGCAGGCAAGGCAGCTTAAACCCCGACACAGGTAAGTGGGAGAAAGATCGTAATCAAGATCCCAAAACTCTGTATAAAGCCCATTATTGTCCTTTGAGGTAGTTATGGAATTTTTGGTATTAGGCCTTGTAGTAGCTGTAAACTTTATTATTATAAAGATGAAGTTAGACCGTAAACGTTGGGAAGATGCTGTTTTTGATCTTCTTACTATGCTTACGGTTATGGCTCTTTTTAGCGGGTCATATGCGGGCCTTATTGTCGGATCCGTAGCGTCACTATTTATTAGTCTTTACTTTTTTGCGAGCCCCCCTAAGTTTTTTAGCGGTAAAGAGGGGCTCTTACATACCTTTATTAAACGAGCTAAAAGGTCTGATAAGCTATGATTGCTAACTTACTTCAATCTATTGGTATAGTATTTACATTATTAATTATTGCATTTGTTGTAGTGATTTCTATGTATTTATCTTACATCATAGGAGTAAGCATAGTAATTATAGCTTTAATATTTATTACTTATCATATTACCTCTGCACTTAAAAAGAATAAGTAGACTCTTTTAGCAGCGCTGGTGTAATAAAGTTCATAAAGTTTTCTGCTGGGCTGTATATTGGAAATACATTTCCTGGCCCCAGAGAATCTCCATACCAGTCTTTTACTAGGAAAGATTGTTCATGGATACTAGGAAAACCTCCCAAGAAGCCAAACGCAGCAGCGCCAAAAGCGGCTTTGAGGGGGGCCCTACTACCGCTCTTTATAATAATTCTTTGAATACGCTTAACATATTTTGTGAACATCAAAATACCTACCCGGTTTAGGTACTCTTCTATTCTGCTGGACGGCTTTGCATAGTTAATAAAATCCTCAACTAGTTCGTACTCTCGTTGTGTTTTAGCCTCCTCAAGAAACTGCTTTCGCTCTGTTCCGGTTAGGCGTTGTTTAGGCTTATAGTCTTTGCGTTGTTTTTCCAACCACCAAGCCGGTAGCATACGGTGACCATCAGCCTGTTTCTGAGTAATTTTTTTCTCTAATTGATTTTGCACATCCCTTGCCATTAAATCATTAGTTTCTAGAAACTCATTTGCAACTCTATAAAACATGGTACGTCTGGTAATAAACAAAATGTCTAAACCATCACGTACAAGCTCAGGAGCTTTTTGCAGCTGCTCATCAATAGCACTGGTAATACGGTTAGTATCACGAGCACCCTCATTAGTAACGTCTTCTACGTTTTGGTCAAGACCCAGTTGAACTAGTTCGTCAATGGGGCTATCTTTCATTCTACGTTTCGTAGCGCCCAGCTCCCCCTGGACCTTAACTAATTCCTGCTCTACCGCGCTTCTACGCTGGGCCGATAGTACGTCTCTACGCTTAGCCGCATTCAATTCCCTTTCTCTATTTTCCAGTTCCTGTACTCTTTTAACATCTTTGTCATAAGCCTTAATGTTACGGTAACTTTCTACGTACATTTTTATAACTGTGATTGGGTCATACCCTCTCATTGCGGCGTACACAAGATTAGCAAAAATATTACTTAACAAGATAGTTGGCATTTTCAAAAGAATGTTAGTTTTAACAATCTTAATCATTTCCACCCACATCATTTCTGCAAATTTGATAACTTTCATCAATACAGGTGGAGTGATTTTTGCCAAGCCAGGGAAATTTGCAATACTGATATGGCTGTAGCCAAAGAATAAGTGGTGCAAGTCTGCTCTTACAGCTAAAGTCTCATCTGCCCTATTTTGAATAAACTGTTGAAACTCTCTTGGCAGCATGTAGTACAGTTTACGCATTTCTGGGTCAGGAGCTTTAGGCCCAATAATTGTGTAATCAGTTATCCCATCCTTACCTTTCGATCCTGCATTCCAGTTTTCGTACATATCTTTTTTTAAGATATCTAGTGCTCTGTTGTTGTGCTGAGCACTCATATCCTTATCAAGGAGTGTACCAAAAGATCTAGCCATTACTTCAGATATTCTAGTATCTTGTTTTAACAACTCTTTTTTGGTAGCTTTATCCATCATGTAACGGTAATCTACTACTTTCCCGTCTTCATTAATGACAGGCACAACACCAAATACTGTGTCAGTAAAATCGTATTCACCTTCTTCCATTTTCTTTGCACGAGCCGTAGCTTCTCTTTGGATATTAGCGATATCTCTTTTAGCTCTTTCCTGAATAATTCTACTACCAATATTTCCTGCGTCTTTGTAAGACAAATCAGTAACAGTCGTACCTTTAGATTTAATCTGGTTCAGACGTACACCGCCACGTAAACGATCTGGTCTACTAGCTGTGTCAGTAACGTACAGCGCCATAGGTTTGTTTCTTGAGTCACCTGCCCTAGGAGCTAGCTTAGCCCTAAACACAAAGCCTTGAGCTTCCATAACTGCTCTCTCTTCAAGAGGAGCTACTTCCATCATAATACTGTCATCAAAGACTTCACGAGTATAGCCTTTTATCTTGTTAGTCTTTTTACCCTTAAATACAGTCTCGTCAGAGTTTTTCTTAAACCCTTCTACTACATCAGCAACATGCTGAACACCTTTCCAATCCTTTTCCATAAGATCAGCAACCATCATACGCTGGTCTTTGTCAGTATTCTTAAGTGCAACTAATGTCGCTAGTTCGTCAATAGCTTTAACAACGTCAGCATTAGGTTTTTTACGATGAGAGCTGTGGATACCACGTGCAATATTAAACGCATTAAGGTTTTGCTCTGGCGTACCTCTATGAGTAGCCATGTAAATACCTAAGCCTACTGCCTGGTTAGAGTGCCAGTTATAGTGTTCACCATCAATGTCTTTGAGAGCGCGTTTAGTGTCTTTAATAAAACGATCCAACGTCTCATCATCAACTAGGAGCTTACGTAGCGTAGCGTTATCATAGATAGTCTTACGAATATCCATATATTTTGCTACTGAATCTTTACCAAACAAAGCCGCTAAGTCTGTATCTGCAATTACTGCAGTCAGAGCTTCTTCATCTAGTTTAGTAACTTCTGTAGTTTCACCAAACTCGCTAAGAGTATTCTTACGAACTAGGTCAATCTGGTTGTTACGCAGTTTATCAATGTAACCTGACTGCAGTGCCAAGAACTCAACTACTTTTTGTGTGCTGTCTGTAGCAAACATACCACCAATAATTTCACGCAACGCACTATCAGGTTTCATACCCCACGCAGTAGCAACCCCACCCATAGCTCTAGTGTATGCTGGGTTAACAATAGACAACCCAATAAACTTAGCCACCCATGTAACTTTACCGTATAAAGTATCTGGAATAGGTTCTAGCTGTTTACTTACAGCATCGCCTAAAATCTTATTTTTACCTTTATCTAAAGCTCTAGCAGCCTTATCCTCTAGGCCGTTAACTACGTCAAATACAGCTGTTAAGAAGTTACCTTTTTCTGACAGGTCACGATTAGCTTTAGTATTAATTTCTCCTAACCTGAAAGCTAGGTTGACTAAAGCGTCATGTACATTGTCGTGTTTTTGTTTTAGCGTAAAACCTTTTAGAATCTCTAATACTGTGCTAAAGAAATCGTTAATTCTTTCTAGTATACGACGGGTATCTTTGCCTTCTTTAATCTTTACGTATTTAAGAGCATTAGCTACTTCTGGTACTGCTAGTGCTTTAGCAATAAACTCGTAGTCTGCGTTTTTACCTGTAAAAATGTAGTTATATAACCACTTTGCCTGGGCTTCTTCAGCTACCTTATCGATAGACTCCTTAGGCATAAAATTTTTCCAAGTAACTTGTTTACGCGCAGTCTCAATAAAATTTGATAATTGGCGTTTAAGTTTAATGGCTTCAGGTACGTTAGAATGCATAGCGGACGCAGTCATGGAGTGAATAACTTCTTCCATGTATATAGATGCTTCTGACTGTTGGTTGCCTTTAGCACGGGGGGCGCTGTTAACAGCCATATCAATACGTCTAGCTCTAGCAACACCTTCAGAACGATCTGCATCCTCCTTAACGTATAGCTCTAGAGAGCTAAAGAACTCTGGGGACATACGGTCAATTAGGTCTAAGTAAACGTCTAGCTCTTCTTGGCTAGCTTTCTTACCACCTAGCAAGTGCAGTTTCTTAAGCATATTCTTCATATGCTCTTGGCTGCCGTGTATGTAGTCTTTATTACGGTATTCTTCTTTCAGCTTCAGCTTTGTGTCACTACTGCCAAACACCACTTCAAGCTGTTTTGCCTGCTCTTGGTTATAGTTGTAATTATCTAGAAACTTACGCAACCCTGGTATATTAATGTAGGAACCAGGCTTTTTACCCTCAAGGCTTTTGCCATCTGAAGATAAAAGAAAAGTATAAGCTTCAGGTAACCCATCCCGTAAAAACTCAATACGAATACTGCCGTTGGCAACAAGTTTTGCGCCAAGTAAGGTGCCTTCTTTTACTTTTTTAGACGTACCATAAGTAAACTTAAAGGTAGCGCCAAATACTTCTCTAAAAGTACTTTCTAGCAACTCTTGTTTAGCAGTATTCTGTTTTTTTACAGCCCCTTGGGCCTCAATATAAGAAATGTTATTCTCTTCGGTAGCTTTCTTGAAAGCGTACAATTCCTCTAGAACTTCTTGAGCCTCAACTGTCTCAATCTCAGCTAAAGTTTTATCTTTAAGAATTTCTTCGTAGTGTTTGATAAAGTCTTCAACAAGGTTACCAAACATATTTAAACTAGTACAAGAAGACATTATTTACCTTTACATAAATTCTGAGTAAGATCTGTTAACTGAGGGTAAGTTACGCCGCTAACTTCCATTTCCTTATCAATATTATACCCTTTAGGTTCTAGTTTCTCAACTGGTTTGTGGTTAATCGTGCCAGCTTCAACCGAGTAAACGCCTTCTGCTGTGCCTGCCATATGCATGATTTTAGCGCCCTTATTAAGGTCACCGTAAAGCTCTTCACGTTTAGAAGCTACTTCATTAGCCAGCACAGCAAAGCTATTATAGTTACCAATTACAAAGTTCTTAAGAGAAACTTTAATAGGCTTACCCTCTTCATTTTTATCATCAATTAAAATCTTACTATATTTGCTTTCACCTGTCGGGATCATATCAGCAAATCTACCGAGGGATTTACCAATTTCATAAATAAAACTATAGTTATTGTTAACCTCTAGTACTTGCTTATTATACTCTTTTTGCGCTTCTGCCATATGTACTAATGGAGGCATAATCGCATCATGAATTAAAGTAATACCTCGAATATTTGCTTGGGCCAACCCATTAATAGTTTGTGCCATAATAGCGCCATCAATATAGTGAATAGGTACTACAGAGCCTGCTGCTACTGCTGCAGTCATCTGTTTAATCATATGACTAACACGAATATCTTTCTGCCCAAGCTTTTCCTGGAGAGCTTTAGAGAGGTTTGCACGAACGGGTTTACGACCGCCGTAAGAACCGTATGGAGAACTGGTTTGTACCGCATACACGCCTATGCCATCCCCTTCCATAAACTCTTGTTCCATGTTACTTAGTGGACCTTTAATCATTGGCCACTGCTGCTTCAGGTCTTCGTAAATCTTGTTTTCCATATCAATGGTGACAGGACCTTTCTTACGAGCTTCTTTCAGCTTCTCTTCAAAGGATACTGAAAACATTTCAAACATAGCACGGAACGCAGAGTTTACTTTGTCTTGGGCATTTACAAAGGGCCCAAATTGCTCCATCAAAATCTTTTCAACTTTAGCGCCGTATGACCCTTCAATCATCTGAGACAAATATCTATCCATAGAGTACTTAGCCCCAGGCACTCTTATCTGGTGCATAGGTTTATTACGAATAGTATCCTGCAACTCTTCCAAACTCATTTTGTCATTAGCGTAAACTTTCATCAAGTTTAGGATAGGCTGGTCTTTTTCTTTAGTACTCTTCAAATCAACTTTAGCCATCTCTTTAGCTAAGCCTGTCATCATGTCACCAGTAAGAAGATTCTTACGAATAGACTTGATAGACGCAGAATAATTAAATGTCATAAATGGGTATTTGAACAAGTTACGCAACGCTTTATCGACATTACCTGCAGTGTCTACTTTAGGTAACGCACCCAGCAAAGCTTCCCATAAGTTTTTATTATAAGGACTATCATTAATGATATTACCTTTTTGTTCTTTGGTTTCAGCTAATAAGTCTGCAAAAGATTCATCAATATTATCAGAAAACTTAACGTCTTTAGCTAGGGTTTGGTAACTATCTCGCACATTACCTGAGTCAAGAATATCATTCATACTCTTATCCGTGACAGCTTTTAAAACTTCATCAATATCAAACACCACACCAACTTTCTGCAGCCATTTTTCCCTGTCTGCAATAATCGGCATTTGCATATTCTTCAAACCAAAACCACTAGTTACTGCGTCAAATTCAGCAGTAATAGCGCTAGTAACTTTACCTTTAAGAGAACCTTCTACAAACTTAAACGCCTGAAGTGCATGGCCTAGGTGCTCAATCTCAATACCTAGGGGCTTAAACTTCCCAGTTTTTAGTAGTGCTCGCCTAGCCGCTTTAATCCTGGCAGGAGTCTTAAGACGAGTAAGGATTTTCTCCGCAAACTTGTTAATTTTTGCTGTGTCTTTTTTGTCAGTAGCAAAACCAAAAGCTTGCGCTAATGCAAAATTAACTTCCTTAGTGACATCTTTTCTGCCAACTTTAAACTTATTACCTTTACGAATATACGTAGCAATATGGGATGCAGGTTGTACTGCAAAACGATGTAGGTGCTTATCGGTCTGTGGATTGATAGTGTTGCTATCTACAAAGAAACGACCGTTTTTAGAGAAAAAGTAGTTAAACCACATAGATATAGAGCTGCCCTTAGACTTAGTCAGCCATTCCATCTCTTCAAATGACTTTTCAATGCCTCGGTTGATAGACTCTTGCACTTCTTTTTCCTCAAAAGAAAGTTCTTCGTATTCCGAGCTACCAATCTCTATGTACCCTAGACGTATCTTAATCAACTCTTTATTGTCAATCATTTCACGCATTAAATCTAAATCTGCAGTCCACTCAGTATCCATCGCTTCTTTGATAGCGTCTTGAGAAGGGCCTGGAATATTAAGACCTAGGCGCTCTTTACGAATCTTAGCAACCGCTTTGTTTTTAACCTTATCTTTTGGAGGATGAAAACTAGGTTCTTTACGATTAACATCGATGTCAGGAATTACTTCCGCAATTTCTTTAGCGGCTGCAGCAATTTTAGTAAGACGTTGTTCAGTTTTTTCCTTAGCTTGAATAAAGATAACTTTGGCACCAGCGCCTCTATCTAAACCTTTACCCGTTTTTTTGAGCACTGTCTTTGCAAACTCTGCAGCGGTTAACGAGTTATCAAGTTCAAGCAATCCATCAGCTACGCCCATAAGCAGCGCAGTCTGGCCAAGATCCGCAACTAATGCATCATAGGATTGGGCATCAGATTCACTATCTGATTTACGTGCCAAGCCCAACATGCTAGCAACGTCTTTACCAATGCTATTGGCAATAGTTTTATATAACAGCCCTTTATCACTAAGCATTTCTACTGCTTCACGACTAATCTGAGTTTCATCAATACCAAGAATCTCAGCAAGATCCGCTTTAGTTTTCTTGCCTTTTTTGAGTAGATAGCCACTGTTTTTGATAAAGTTGTTAAGCCCAAGTTGAGCCGCAATAGCAACGTTTTCGTTAACCTTCATGTCTTGGTCAAAAATCAAACTGGACGCTGGGCTATTTGTAAATGACAAAATACTATTTTTAGTACCGTTAAAATCTAGGTTTGGCTTATCAATAGCAGCCTCAAGAAGCTTAACTGCCTGATTAACCATACTGTTAAACTTTACCCCTTGTTTGCCAGCAATACGCATCTCTTTAGCAGGTAAGGTATTAAATGGTGTAGCCTTATTTACTGTTACATAGTTATTAGGATCAAGATCAAGTACTTGGTAGGATACTTTTACGTTACCATTTTCGTCTTTTGGTAAGTTATAAAGGTTAGTTGTAGGCCTAACAAAATCACCGGTCTTTTCATTAAAATAGGTGTAAGCTTTCTTTTTATCTTTACCAATAGCATTATACAGCATATCTTTAGCAATCTGCATAGGCTTGATTCCCAAGGCTTTAGCTGTTTCTTTTAACCATTGATTAAAGTCTAGTTCACCACGCTTAGCCTCTTCCTGAGCGCTTTTCCAATCAACTAGGAAATCTTCCCCGTCCATCAATTCTTTAATCTTAGTTTCTACTTGCTTAGTGCCTTCAATTGCCGCAGCCATGGTTATTTTACCGGCTTTAGCTCTTTCTATTACACTACCCATTGCTTCGCTAAGATCTAAGGATTCTAGCCCATGTTCTAAAGCAACTTCCAGCAGCTCTTCGTAAACCTCATTAGACTGTTTTGCAGTTTGTGATTTATAGTAATCCCGCATTGCACTAACACCTTTAGGGAATAAGGCTTTAGCTTCTTCAACAGTCTTATTATATCTATCTGCCTGAGCCTCAGTAACTTCCCCTGCTTCTAGCGCAGATACTATTGTGTCACTACTAATAGAGGCTTCTAACTCCATAGCTTTAAGCACACGACGACGTAAACGTACCTTTGCTATTTCAGCTTTCTTAGCTTTAGCTTGTTTGCTTCGAATAGGTTCGGCTTTTGCTTTAGGTAAGTACTTAGTGACACCATCTTCTTTAACTTTCTTAAAGTGGTAGTTAGAAAGTAAACGGTGTAAGTAATTATTTTTACGAGAACCTGCATCAACAACAATAGTAGCACCGGCTTTGTAGGCTTTTTCAAGTTCTTTACGAACCTTGGAATCTTTACTAAAAGATTTAGCGTTAGTATTAATAACTACCACATCATTTTCAGTATACTCACCCGTATTAATCTTAGAGCCATTATCCTGAGCATAGTCACCTTTACTGCCCCACTGAGGACTTGGTGATTCTCCTATAATAGCCTTTGTAACACCAACTTTTTCGTAGAATTTGCGGTCTGCGTCACGACTATTTTGTTTGCTTGGGTTAGGACGTACAGTAATACCTGCAAGAGAACTAGGGTTATCTTTTCCTAAAATTGCGTCTACTTGTTTACCATAGAGCTCTTTGGTACGTGTCAGGTAGTCAATGTTATCTTGAATAGTATCGCTTAACGCTTGAGAAGACGGATGTACACTATACACACCATCATTAACAGATACAGATACAAAGTTGTCTTTATAACCAGGAATACGGTAAGTTTTTTTAGGTTTGACAAAAATAGTTTTACCAGCAGCGGTCTGCTCATTGTAGTTATTTACATCCGCTTTTACCTGATTTAGTACAGAATCGTAGGCTTCTTTACGAGTTTCCTGAGAAACTAAGAAACGATCCACCTTGTCCACTAACCTAGCGACTGCTTTACGGCTAGGGTTAGGGGTGTTAACAAGAGTGCGGAGCTGATTGCGATAAGAGCTAGCGCTACGCTCACCAGTGCCCAAGGCCTCTTCGTGTACTGTGTAGGCATCTTTACCTTTAATACGTGCTTTACGGATTGTCTCAAAACGTAGCGCAGGAACTTCATTAGCTTCCATGTAGGCTTTAACAGCCTTTTCTTCCTCAGCAGTAATATCTAGTTGCCCGTCTTTAACATCCATAGTGTTAACAAACTCAGTAACTACGTCTTCAGGAGTAAAGCCTGACCCAAGAGTAGGTTGGTCTTCATCAGTTAAAAAGTTACGGAAAATTTCACGTTTAGATTTACGGAGCAGCTTAAGAGCTTCTTCGTCAGTATCTTTAGCATTCTCCTGTCCCCTACGAGACTCGAGAACTGCTTCTGCTTTTTCGATTTCATCGTAAGCAGCGCGATATCCTGTAGAATCTTTTTTCAGCTCTTCAACTAGGTTAGGTGTCGGTACTACGGATTCATCCGCATCTGCAAACATGGTAGCTGCAGCTTCTGTATCACTAAACATAGAACTGTATTTAGCAACAGTTTTGTCCGCAAAAGTATCAGCAGCTTCACGTCTAGCTGTAATCTCTTCCTCAGATGGCTCTTCTTCAGCTACCTGAGTGTCATATACAGAAGGTTCTGGTGCAGTAGCAGATTCAGACTTTTTAATTTTTTCCCCAAGTGCTCCGCCTGCTTTGCTAATCCCACCCACAACTTCTGCTGTAGCAGGTAGTACTGCACCAATAGCCTCAAACTGTGGGGCACCTCCGGCACCTGCTAGCGCTGCTATACCAGCTTCTGTAGTATTACGCTCGTCCTGCAAAAAAGCCGTAAATTCTTCCACATCGCTAAACTTCTCTGACCCGTACCTAGAGTTGAACAACTCCATCATAGTTTGCGAGTATTCTTGTGCTGCCTCTTTACCCATATTTATTGCCGTAGCAGCACTACCTGCAGCCATTGCTTTAGCTACTTGAGCGAACTCACGGTTGGTCATTGCTTTTACTGCAGGAATTGCAGATGCAATCATCCCAGGATTTTTAATAATACTAAAATCAACCAGTTTATCTAGGTTCTGGTTTACCATTTGAACAGCAAAACGCCCAGCAAACCACTTAGCCTTCTCAGCACCCTCTAGCTCTACACCATTGTTGTTTTTAACAAATTCATTATATTGACTATTCACCTGCCCCATAGCAGAAACCATAAAACCAGACTGTGCGGTAAGGGCAGCTTTAGCCCCATCTATCGACAAGAAAGCTGCAGCCTTCTGCGCTCTAGCAGCAGCTTTAGTAATCTCTCCGGCTTCTACTGCAGTATCAATTGCTTTAGCCGTCTTTGCGAATTTAGAGCCAACACCAATAGCTTTAAGGACTGCTCCTGGGGTAACCCAGGAAGCTAGCATACCCATGCTGGTGCCCCACATCTCTGGGGTAATAAATGCTTCTAGGGCACCATTACCAGCAGCCCTCATACGCTCCGCTACAGTAGCATCAGAGTCAGCAACAACCTCCCACTGCTTACCAATCTCTTCCATAGCACGTTCGGCTTGTACCGGGTTATAACCAAAAAAGTCCTGTACTGCTCTAGTATTGTCTTCAGTTTCCCCAATATCATAAAGCCCTGTTAGATCTCCTACAGCATCTACAGGGCTTACAATAAGAGAATCTACAAAACTAGAGCCTAAACCTGCAAGAGTATTACCTACTCTATTAAGAAAACCCCCTCTATCGGCTTCACGCTCTTGCATCTCGCGCACAATATTGGATAAGGCTGCCCCCTTACCTACAGTGCCTTCAGAAGAGCGTAGTTGCTGTACATCCGTAAGATAGCGCGTAAACAACTCTTGTCCGAGAGTTTGATCAATTTCGGCAGGAGCACCTAATAACCCTTCACGACTAGAGTAATACTCACTAGCACCACTACCATAGGCGTCAGATAATTCAGGATCCCCATAACGATCTTGTACAATTCTATCTTTTAAAGCCGCTTCACGTCCATGGCCAAGGCCTTCTAGCATAGTAGCTACATCATAAGGTAAGAGGACATCTAAACGCTTGTCTTCTACGTCTACACCATACTCTCCTGGAGCCCACCCATAGTCTCCTGGAAACCCGGTATCTTGGTAACGAGCTTCAGAACCTTCAATACTTCCCTTTGCCACCCCAAACTTTACTTCCCTACCTCTATTCTTGGTACCAAACATGTACAAACGTCTAGTAGGTCCGGTGTAAGATTCACCAGTATCGTAAACTACATTACCTGCCTCATCTTTAGTTAAGGTATAGTTATCTAGTCCGTACTGAAGTAAGCTTTGATATTCTTGGTCACTAAGATCATTCCAGATCTTATTTCTGTTACTTTCTAGCCTGCCGCCACCCAAATCAGTATAAGAGTTATCTAAAGACGCTCTCTGATTTACCTGAGACATCCGCTCCAGTTTATCTTCTTTAGCTTGAGCTAGTCGCTGACTACGTTCTACGGCTTCATTGCTTGTACCAAAGTTCTCAAAAGACACATAACTTTCAGTAGGAGTTACGTCTGCTAGAGTTTCTTGAGGAGTGTCCCAGTTGTTTAGATCGGCCATTAACTAAAACCTTTATAAATAAAAATGCTACGAATAGTATAACCTACCCGTAGCAAATAGTACAGTAAATATAGAATAGTCGTTAAGGCTTTACTGCGCCTTTAGTGACCTTAATTTAGATAGTGCTCTTTGTAAATCAAATCTTACATTATCGACTGCAGTACGATTATCATTAGGATTGTACTGTTGCAAAATACTTCTAAGATTATTTACTGCATTTTCCTGAGCTAGGGCCCTTCTATCCACTAAGTCTTGGTTGCGAAGACTAGCAGTACTCTACGGAGGAGTAGTCCTAGCTGGTGAAGCTACAGAAGGACTGCCTACACCTGGGTGAAAGTCTCTGGGAGGAGTAGGGTAAGAAGCATTAGTTCTTTTAAGAAGCTCTTCTTTTAGCTGTTTTAGTTTAACCTTTTTTTGCTCAAAGTTTTCTAAAGCTCGCCTAGACATCTTTGCAGGATCGTAAGTACCTTCTCTTACCATTCCGGCTATACGCTTCTCCACTTCCGCTATAGCATTTTCAGTATCTAGAATTTCTAGACTGATTCTTTCATTTCGATTAGGCTTCCCATCCTCTCTCACATTTACATCAAAAGCAGGTCCAAGTTCAGCAGCCAAGGTCCTAGCAATAGGGTTTCCTAAGTTACTCTCCCCCAGCTGTCTTTCTAGAGTGTTTACTGAAGGTTTAGTCCCTCTCTGCAATACAAACGTATCTGGATCTGGAGTGCCATCAGGGTTATTCATCTGATTATCCCTACTGGGGATTAAACGGTCAAATTCAGGATTTAATGGCAGTCTAGTGCCCCTTGGAGTAAAGCCAACAAGGCTTTTTTGCAGTTCTTCTAAGCTACGTCCTTGAATAGGTGTGTATTTGTATTCATCTCTGTCAACATACTTACTACCAGAAGAATTTGTACGCATACCTCTTTGCAAGGCCTCTGCTTGTTGTACTACTTCTCCAAACTCATCACTTGTTGTGGAAGGAAATCTCTTACCTCCTACAAGAGAAGTCTTAATGCCATACTTAATTGCAGCTGCAGCTACATCAGGAGAAATGCCTTTATCTAATAGGATATCAAACCCTTCTTTGGCGTCGTCAGTATCCCACCAACCAATATCAATATCAGCTATGTCTGACATAGCCTTTAAAGCGTCTTTTATGCCTGCCCTATCATTAGAGTATCTTTTACCTCCTGCGTTAGCTCTGCTAATATAATCATCATAAAGATCAATATTTTTAAGAACTGTGTCATTAATGGCCTGCACCCTAGCATCTTCACCAGCTCTAAGTTCTTGTTTAGTAATACCTCCAACAATATCGCCTAGGTACTCTTTAGTCTTAGCAGGGTCCATACCAGCTTTTACAGCAGGATCCATACGACCTAGTAAGGCAGTTACACGCTCTCCCTTCGTCAAACCTTCGCCAGTACTGATACGATTTTGAATTTCTTCTAGCCTGTTACCATAACGCTCTTCTACAAAGTTATTAATAGCAGCCTGAGTCTCCTTAGGGGTAAGGTCAGAAAACTCTAATTGATCCTTAAGGTTAATAAGGTCTAACTCACGTTGGGCTACCGCTCTATCTAGATCTCCTGGAGTAAGGCCAGAGGACTCCATACTTTTTCGAAAAGCCTGCGTAGCCGCCTGGACATCTTTACTACTACCACGAAGAAAAGCTTCGGTAGCTTTCATTTCTTTATTAGTTTCATCAATAACTTGGTTATAAGCGTCTTGGAGACCTTCAGAATAGTCTCCTAGAATGTACTTATCAGGAGACTCGGTTAGTGTCCACAGAGCTTCTCTGGCTCCTTCTGCTTCAGCAATTTTAGCAAGACGTTCTTTTTCAGTCGCAGCTGCTCTGGCGTTGTGTATATCCCAACGCCTTTTGTTTTCCGCATCAGCTGCTGCTTGACGAACAGCTTCTGCCTCATTAGCTGCCTGGTCTAGGTAGCTTCCCGAAAGGTTAGCCAAGGACGTACTAATATCTTGCGTCCAGTTAGTACCACCTCCCGGTACTGTTACATAAGTGCCTTGTCTAGCCATAGTATTTATTATCCTTAAAGAGCGTTAAACGAGCTAATATTTCTATTACGTCGGGCTTGTTCATCTCTAGCTGTATCTAGGTTGAATTGCAAAGCTTGGTTCTGCAGCTTAGCATTTTTTAGCAAAACAGGTAAAGAAGCTGCCTGTAATAAGGTGGAGGCTAAACCTGTGACCCCCGCCATTTTATCAGGGTTACTGAGCCAACCCCCTGAAACGCCTCCAGAAAGGCTGTCTCTTAACGTACTATCCATACTAGTTTTGGCAAGAACATCTTCTGGAGACATAGTACCTGCCATAAGTTCCTTCCTAAAATCTGCGTTTCGGTTAGCGAAGTAACTGTCTAGTTCAGAGTCCTTTTTACCAAAGAGGGAAAAACCCATACTTATACTCCTTATTAATAAGTGTAATTTTGCGCAATTAATTTATTATACTATATAATTAATATATTATCAAACGCTGAATCGCTGTAGTCAGCTTTGCGTAATGCCTGTTTAGTGGTCCTCTGAATATTCCCCATAGCCAGTGTTCCTCCCCCTCTTTCATAAGGCAGATCGAATTGCTCAGTATATATAGACCAATCAGCAGTAGCAGGTCTTGCATATACTCTAGCAAAATGCATAAGAATATCGTTTTCTCTAGATAACTCCTGAGAAAGCTGTTCCCATTCGGCCTTTAAATCTCTGTTCCTATCATTTAAAGACTCAAGCTTTAGCTGCTGAGGTAGCATAAATAGGTTAACCATTTTATCTAAAAATGATAGACTGCTTTCAGTAAGGTTACCACTAACTAGGTCTAAAGCACCTTCTATAATTTTTTCTACAAAGTCCGTAACCCGTTCTTTTACTGCCTCTTGCAGACCTTGCTCTAAACTTTTTTGCAGGGCCTTTGATAAACTATTTACAAGTAAAAATAAGCTAGCAATCATAACTAGGGGCTCAATAGTCTTATTTACTTCCATAAAAGCTGCTGCCATGCCTTCCATACCAAGAGCAGAAAAAGCCAAAGAAAACAAAACCAGTACTAAACTAGCTGTAACAATAGCAGTGGCTAAGGCTTGCGCAGTAAGAGCTGCATTCCCTAAACTTACTACTACCGCCACTACGAAAACAATAACGGCTAAAGCTTTTTTCCACCACTTAACCTTCTTTTTTGTGTAGCCTGTATCAATAAGCCTAACAATATAGGAATTAAGCTCCTTAAAGGTTAAGTTGTAGGCTCTTGGGTTACTAAATACATCTGCTTTTAAATAGTAAAAACCTAAATAATAGTACCATAAATTACTATAGTCAGTATTCAGTTCCTCTGCCTCATCCTCAAAAAGGCGATAAGTACGGGTAACTAGGTCTGGATCCGTCTCTAGGTCACTAGCGTCCATAGCACGTATGGCTTGGCTAGTATAGTAAGAATTAGGAAATGAAAACTTTGGGGTATTGGCACTATAAGTAAGAGCAGAATGGTCTTTTAAAAGATCATCTACAATACTTTGGACAATACTGGAACTACTGGCAAATTGGGTGTAAGGAAGCTCTAAAGTAACCACATAAGTATGATAGACCCTACCTTCTGTTGTAGTACCTATGCCTATTTCAACATCTTTAATATTAGTAGCTATAGTACCATCTTTCAAGGCATAACGCGCTATGGTAGCCAACCAAGGATCATTAGGTGTTAAGTCGTCTTCATCAGGAGTAGTAATTTTGGTAACAGGGTCAGTAATACTTCCTTTATTGATAACACCAACACCTTGTTGGGATATTAAACTAGTGTCCCACAAAGTTTCGTAATTATTTTGAATAGCTGAAATTAAAGTTGGTAAAGACCAGTAAGGATTTAGTACAGTAGTAGTAGTAGGAATAAAGTCTCTGCCTGCACCTGTACCTGCATTTATATCAGCCTCAATAACTATTGAAGTAGTGAGCGTCAGCCCTTCTGGTAAAGGGCCATCAGCGTAGTCCCACCACATAGTATTAAGGTTACTAGCAACAAAGTCCTTGTAGTTACTCTCTAGCTCAGCAGCATCCGCAGCAGGAAGTTCGCTACCTTTATTTTTATTTAAGTATACAAAAGCGTTTGTTACACCTTCTGGATCAGAAGAGTTTTCAATATCATTATAAATACCTAAGTATTTAAACAGCTTTTCATAATTAGAAGGACGTGATGTATCAGGGTAGTAGTACCTTCTAATAGGTAGTACTTCTACTTCCCCAACAGTAGTGGTTCCCCATAAGCGTTTAAACTTACGGGCACCTCCGACATTTTGAATAAAGTCAGCTCTAAGAAGTTCACCAAGATCAGGCTGAGGACGTTTCATTAGACATACGTGGGAATAGCGTCATCGGTAGTAGTAGTAGCCGCTCTAAGGTTTTTAGCAGTATCTAATACAGTATTTAAAAGTACTTCGCCAGGCTGACCTGGCCCAAACTCTGCATATTCAGCCGCAATAGCACTACCTAACATAGCTGCAGAACCTGTTAATGCGTTTGCCCAAGCATTATAAGTATACCCTTTGGCCTGTTCTTTCGCAATTTCACGTTGATTATCGCTAAGAGGGGTATAAGTACCGTGATTAGCGGTAACGGTAGCAATACCTGATTCAGTAAGGCCAGTGTAAGAGTAATTACCATAGTTTACATAAGTATCAGCAACAATTTTATGAACAGCTGCTTGAGACTCTGCTACCTTTTGTGTAACTAAAGTGCTTTCTTGGTTAACTTTCGCAATTTGCGAATCTGTAAGCAGCATATCCTTATAAACTTTACCGTCATTACCCAGAGATGTAATCTCATCTCCAGTAAATACTGCAGTACCGTACATACGTTTAGACTCTACTTTAGCTAAGCGTGTAGTATTATTAATTTGGTCTATTTGAGCGGTTTTGGTTAGCACTTCTTGATCAAGAATATCAAGCTGTTTCGCTAGTTCTAGCTTCTTTAATGCAACATCTTTTTCCGCACTAGCCCAAGCCATTGCAGTACTTAGGCTGGAGCTATTAATGTTGTTAACCACCCCTCCTACGATATTAGCAATAATTTCTGCTTTTTGTGATTCGTCAATAGAGCCATTATCCACCAGTTCCTGGATAGTTTCTTTAGCCCTGATGTAAGCAGAATTGCTGGATAAAGCCTGCTTAACTAGGGTCTCAAACTTTTCTGCTACATCTAATTCGTTAGTAATTGTGATAGTAGCCATATTACACTACCTCGTATTTAGGGGAATAAACAGCATTAGGATCTGCTACCTTGTCTGCTTCCGCATTTTTCATTACATTGTCTAAACCAAGCTTAGCAGCCTGTTTATCCTTAAGAACTTGTTCCGTATACTGTAAAGCTCGTCTAGATACACCATCAAGCAGTGCTTCAGAATCCTGAGTTTGAAGAAGATCTATCTCTTCCTGTAACTTAATAAGCTGTTCTGGGAGGATGTTATCTACCTCATACTGCTTAGCTAGTCTTTCCACTTCAGCAATTTCTGCCTGTTTAGCTTTTAAAGCAGTACCTGCTACAACATCGTCAATTTGAGCTTCTGTAAGCTGTTCCTGCAGTACAAATTGAATACTTTGTTGCAGCACTGACTGAATGCTACCTAAATAGACTGTAGCGTAGTCGCTGCCCGTAATTCTGTTGTTAAGATATTGAGTTTCAATCTGGTTATTAACTGCTGTCATCAGCTTGTCAAATATACCCGTACCTGAACTATTTGTAACACTATCTAGTTGGAGGTCTGCCATAGTAATTCCTATAGGTTAATTTCATTAGTTATTATATCAGCTTTTAAAATAATTGCACTTTATTATTTAGAAGGTACGAGATGGGTGTAATTATTAGCTAGGGGGCACAGGCCAGCTTACATTGTTAGGATCGTTAGTTATACTAGGGAGATCTCGAAGAGCTTGACGGTAAGCGGCCCAAGCATCTTTGTCTGCAGTTGCATCTGAGAGCTGAGTCCAATCTGTAGCCGCAAGTTTCCGGTTTCTCTCAGCCCTGAAATGGCGCCAGAGTTTCTGCTCGTCGACTGGAGGGACATAAGGCAACAGCTCATTATTCTCTCCAATCTTGTATTTATCCGGATCTATAATAAGCCCTTCCGGAACTTCAATAAAGGTTTCACCCTCTTGCGTGTTCAGCTCTCGCATAGCCTCAGGCATATTTACTACTTGGCGAATAATACCTGTTTGGCTATCAAAAAAAGCATACGTCTTATTCACTTTACTTACCTCGCAGTTTGGAAGACGATTAGGTCCAGCTGCAATGTTGTATCACCTACACCAACAGCACGGTAGTACCTCGTTACACCATTGTTTTGACCAGTCACTGCGATAGCAGACCCAGAAAAATTAATTGTGTTGACGTTTGGTGAAGTATCAGGACCCAACTCCGTCATATCCAACAATAGGTTGTTCGTAGTACCAGAAGAAGTCTCTTTGTAGATACGAACACCTGTCAGTGGTTGAGGGTCAGTATCCTGTGTCTTATATACAGCCATGACCAAAAGATCAACCCGAACACCCTGATTATTAGTGATAGCAATCTCTTTATCGTTTGTCCCACCGATAGAGGAGTATGTGATAGAGACAGCTTGATCAGCAATCTTAAGAGTATTTACCGACAAATCTTGTATTTTTGCACTATCTACAGCCAGGTCTTTTATTTTTCCGGTATCTACCGACAAGTCTTCTATTTTAGCTGTGGTAATAGCAGCATTTCTAATTTGTACAGTATCAATAGCCCCATTTGCAATGTAAGTAGTAGCATTCCCTTGAGTTACCTGATCTAAGGCAGCAAACGCCCCAACACCTGTAATCCCTCCTACGCCAGTAAGATCGCTTAGAGAAGAACCTGCAGCTAAGATAATATTACCATTGGCATCCTTAATAGACAAACCTCTTGAGTCTATTTTATCTGCAGTAACAGTTTCAGAAGCGATATGGGTGCCTTTAATAGTTCCATCAACAACCATATTACCATTAACAGTAAGCGCTGTATCAGAAACCCAGCTGGATCCGTTATAAGTATAAATATGAGTCCACCCAGCAGTACTACTAGTATTTGTTAGAATTAGGGTGTCGCCGTTTATCTCATTGTCATACGCAGAAGGGGCTGTAGCATTCCAGTAAGTTGCTAAAGAAGAAGAACTGACTCCTGTAGGAACTGTGGTGCCAAGATTTAAAGCATAATTAAATACTGCTGTACCCCTTGCACCAGTAGCTCCATCTGCCCCTGTAGGACCGGTAGGGCCAGTAGGGCCGGGGTCTCCCTGATCGCCTTTAACAGCTAGCAATTGCCAATTATCGCCGTCTACAGGGATAACTCCTGTTTGCGTAGTTAAGGAGGTATAGCTAGAACCATTATACGTTACAGTATCCCCAAATACGTATTGAGTATCTGCTGAATAAGCGCCCTTAGGCTCATTACGAGTAGCTTCAGTGTGTTCCACACCAAGGTACAAACCAAAAGGAGTTACAGTAAAGGAAGCCTCTACACCAGGGTATGAAGGGCTTTTAAGGACAAAGCGTTCAGCGTTTACCCAAAATTCACTATCAAAAGGATTACCTTCTGTACCATCACCTCCAGTAGCTAGGGTGTTAAGCCCAAAACCGGATTGGTAGTAGGAACTATTAATACTAACTGTACTGTTATAGGAAAATTTACTTTCTACCCCAAGACCTACGGCATCAGCATAAGCGTTATTAGAAACTTCTAATTCTCCCAAAGCTGTTGCTACGGAGCCACTGGGATCACGGACGTCATTTTCTAGGTCTACAAAAAAAGTACTATTGGAAATAATACCATTAGGCCCGTTTTGTTGCCAACTAACCCCATTAAACGCATAATATGTATAATCTTTAGCAATGGGATCATAAACAGCAAGCAAATCACCATCTGCCACGTAAGTAGTCCCTGACGAGACTGTTGGCACAGCAACCCAAGTAGTGGAAGGTTTATAGTATAATACCCCATCAGTTTTGTACCAGTATTTAAAGCCTGGGTCAGGAGTAGTAGTACCACTCCACGCAAAAAACTGAGACACTTTTCCATCAGCAGCTTCTTGTGCTTGAGCAGCATCACTTAACGCTTGAAGAGCATCTTTATCTGTAATGGCATTCCAGCTGTCAGTAGAACTAATGTAGTAATAGCTTTCATTAGTATCTGTCTGGTACCAGATATCACCATCTCTTGTTAACTTTTCCTCTGCAGTCCACAAACTCTTTGGATCATTGGTACTTAAGTTAAACCAGTACTCAATTTTTCCATCAATTTGATTTTCTAAAGTAGTGAGCCTAGATAACATACCAGTACCGTCTGGGTCATTGGAAGAGTCTACCCCAACGTAGGTCTGAAGACCACTAACAGCGTCTGCCGTGCCTTGAAGGTTAGCTTCTTGGCTAGTAAAACTAGCGGTAAGGGCATCCACATCACTAGCGATAGCGCTATCGGCATTAGCAAAAGCAGTTTCTACGCTTGTGATACGAGAATCAATAGTATTGTTAAATGATACAGATAAGTCTGTAATATCCTGAATAATAGAGTTCTCACTTGTAGCAACTGCAGAAGTAAGTTCTACTTTGGTAGCATAAGTATTTTCGTAAGTAGCGTTTAAAGTCTCTAGCTGTGTAGCAATCAAACCGTTAACTAAAGCATCAAAGTTAATTTGTTCTACATAACTATTAGCTGCAGTATCTAAAGCGTCAATAGCATTACGAACATCTTGAACTAGGGAATCGTAATCTGTAAGACCGTTAGCAACCGCACTGGCTACAACATCATCAATAATACCTGTTAACCAAGAAGGGGCTTCTTCAGTACTAATAGAAGCGTATAAACCATCTCCTACAATAGAGTACTCTTTTTTGTGGGCTTCTACAATCGACTCTTGTTCTTGAGTATCAACAGAATGCAAGTTAGAGGCCACTAAACTAGTGGTGTCGTTAAGATCAATTTCAGTAGAATCTACACCTACTTCTACGCCACTAGTTACTTCAGTCGACATATACTTCTGGAACCTTTGCTATAAAATCACCATTGTTGACGGTAGAACATTCAATAAGCAGTTTATAAACAGGCTTTAGGTAATAACGGTCAACCTTACCACCTTTATCTCCGGTTAAAGTAGCAGTTTCAGCTGCCGTAACTACAAGAGAGGTTTTACCATTAGTCGCATCAACTACTGTTAAGTTTTTAGTTAAAACTGTAGTGTCATTACTTAAGTCAACTAGGTGTGCTTGGAACGTATCACTTACCTCAATTGTCATTGGAAGGGTAGAACCATCAGCTTTGATGGTAAAGATAAAGTTGTTATCTAAACCTTTAGTAATTACAAACTTTGAAATATCACAACTCATGGTCTATCCTTTTAGTAAAAGAAAGGGCCTTAGGCCCCTCCCTTAAATATTTTCGTAAGAAATAGTATATCTTGGACGAAGTTTAACAGAAGCTAGACCAGTTTTATTATCCCGCATGTGCAGAGGAATCTGAACTTGTTCTAGTGTCTTGAGGTGACCTTGAGCTACTTCAATCTTCTCGTTCAATGGGAGAATGATGGTACCTAGGTCAAAAAACTCATTAGAGCAATTAACCGTACAAGTAGTAGTTTGGTTATTTACTCGTTGGTCATTGTCGATAATAGTAACAACTCTGGTTTTTCTAGCAGCTTTTTCGCGCGCTTGTCGTTTAGCCGCTTTAGCGTCTACTACGGCAGAATCGGTAACTACGTCTTTTTTCGCTTTTTCTTTTTCGGCTACAACTGCTTCTAGAGCCGGTCCAGAGGTTTCTTGCTCTTCATAAGCTTGTTCAATTTTTTCTTGAAGCTGTCCTGCAGAAATATTCTTATGGTATTTTACGTTCAGGTCGTCTGCTTCTTTTTTAAGTTCTTGTAAAGTTGACAAAATCTAAGTCCTTATAGGTTGTTTAGAGGGTTAATACAGGCATTATTATATAAAACTGCCAAAATGTTGTAAAGATAATTCTAATAAAAAACCCCCCCTGGGAAGGGAGGGTTCTTAGCAAAAAGTGTTAAAGCTTAGGCAGAAGCCGAAACCAGAACTTTAAGCAGTTTTTCTTCTTCCAGGATAATACCTGCGTAGAAGAAGTTATAGGAGAAGAAGCCATTGGTACCATATGGGTTGGCGTTCTCAACAACTTCAGGCGACTTCGAGTTAAACTTGATCTTACCTTGGCCTTTCAGACCAACAGTAGCAAACGCACCTTGAGTCGGGAAGAGGATTGGGAAGACATCAAAGTTACCGCGATCTGCCTCAGTTGCAGAAGTCAGGTCCGTAGCACCAGTAATTGCCAGAGTACCAGCGTAGTTCTGCGGAGGCACTGCACCTTGACCAGCATACACAACAGCAGCTTCCGACTCGATAAAGCGAACTTCGTGCATTGCACCAACTTCACCTTCAGCCATGGAGCCTGCAGAAGCGTATTTGTGGACAGGGATATAGACAAACTCGGTCATGCCGTTATCCGAAACAGTACCACGAGTCAGAGTTTCAAGGTCACCTTTAACGTTGGCCCCGATAACTGCATAGTAGGCTTTAGCCACTGTACGCGTATCGATTTTGGTGGAACCAGTCACCATCGAAGTGTTTTTCTTGGCGCGGTTGCGTACCAGTTTACGAACAGCCTTACGGATCAGGTCGTAGGAGACAGTGGAGTCCTCATCAACTTCACCAATAGAGGTAGCCGAACCAGCATACATAACAGTACCAGTACCCAGCATATCTAGCTGCATCAGGTCTTCCATACGCGAGTTAGCTAGCTCACCAAGCTCTTCACGATAACGAACCTGGATAGCGTCTTCCGAAAACAGATCAACTTCGTCGGTGTAGTCAATCATTTCACCATAACGGGCAAGGCTCGTTTCCATGGTAATTTTCTGCAGCGAGCGCTTATTGACAGCACCAGCACCTTCAGCAAGGCTAGCGTTAGTCAGGGCAGTGTTGACATCGGTAATCGAACGAGCCGAAAGGAAACCCTTTGCAGCAAACTCTGCATCATCAGGTGCACGATCATACATGTGCAGGAATTTGGAGATCTTAAAGGTCTTACCCATTTTCTTGGGCATCGACTTGCGATCTGCAAACTGACCGTAAACATTAACGCGGTTAGCCGCTTTAATACCTGCTCGGTCGTAGAAGTGTACAATAGTATTTGCACCAGCCGTTGCGGTGGAAGTACCATTACCATAAACGTTAGTAGCCATTTTTTAGTCCTCTATAATAGCTAGGGCGTATTGCCCACAAAGATAAATTTACATGTCATCCTGTAACTTCTTATACCATTCATCAAACGCCTCATCTGAGTCATCTAAATAGTCAATTACAGCACGACTTGCCGCAGCAGTTTTAGTTGGGGCTGCAGCTTTACGCTTTGCAGAGGCTTGTTTTGTTGCGGTTCGCTTTTCCGTTTTAGCTTTAACTTCTGCTAAACGAGCCTTTTCTTTCTCGTCCGCTTCCATTTTAACTTTACGTGCAGCTTGCCGCTCCTCATAAGCTTCCTGCTCGGCAACTTGGTTAAAGTGCTGTTGAGCAGCTTCCTTATAGTAATCTAAGTCGGACTTTTTAGCTCCATCATATACCTTAAGCTTTTCAGCTAGGGGCTGTAATGTACCGTACATACCGCTTTTAACGTCTGTATGTAGCAGCCTAATCATCTCTGGGTTTTCTGCCATGATTGACCATGACTTATCATCCCATTCCTTAGACAAAATACTATGAGTAGTCGCATACTCTACATCTCGACTGATATCTTCAACGATATCTTTAATAGCCAAGGCACTATCGTCTCGACCATAATCCTTAGCAACATAAGAACTATCTGCTTCTGTATCTAATTCGAGGGTATCGGTACCTGTTCGCTTTAGTACTTCAGTAATAGCAGCTTTGTCACCCTTCAGCACGTCAATCATAAGACTTACATCTTTATGATCTAGTTTAGCCTCTTCAATTGCATCAATGGTTTTACGCCAAGGTTTGATAACTTGCATCTTTTTGGTGTAGTCCATTGCTTGGCCAAAGATACGAGGAAACTGGTCTACAATCTCTTTACTAGAAAATTCGTAATCTTTGCCGTTTGCACGGAATTTATAAGACTCTGCTGGTCGCTCATCCCCATCATCTTCATCAGCATCTTCGGAACTAGGTTCTTCATCTGTTTCAGAGCCCTCGTCAGTAACCTCTTCATCAGTTTCAGAATCGTCTTCGTCTAATACGTCATCAGTTTCAGATTCTTCGCTAGCATCATGGTCAGATTCCTCAAGCTCCTCTTCAGGTTGATCAGGACCATCGTTAATTTCTTCTTCATTCGAACCAAGATCTTCTTCAAGATTTTCTGGTTCTACAAATTCTTCTGTCTCAGAAGCATCAGCCTCTAAATCAGTATCCGGGGAAAGTTCGGTAGCTTGGGCCTCTTTAAAAGCTGCCTCAAGCTCCTCATCTGACATATCCCACAAATCATCTTCTCTCATGGTAATCCCCCTTACTCAGACTCGTCGTCTTCTTCAGCAGGAATAGTACCTAGGTTTTCAATCGTCACAAAGAAGTCCTCAAGGCTAGAAATAGCAATAAGATCTTCCATCACAGCGGTTCTATGACCACCAGCTACAATAGCATCTTGGGCTAATAGACTAACACCATTAACAGCTTTATCTTTAAAGTAACCCTCAAGGATTACACGCTGAAAATCTTTATTTTGTTTTAGTCTTTCAAGGGAAGCCCACATGCCTACCCAGTATTGATTTTCGACTTCAAGAATTTGTTGGTCACTAAGGTTGTTCATTAAGAATCCTTCGTATGTTGGTTAAAGTGTAAAGTAAGGAAATAATTTATATTATCTCTAAAAGTTATTATATACTAGTTAAATTATTAGTTACAACTACTTTTTTACTTTTTTCTTGTATTTTTTCTTTTTTCTTGTTTTCTTCTTGTTATTTATAGCGCCAGCATAGTAGTGTTTAGTGTTTTGTCCTTCTCCGGAACCATAAACCATTTGCTGAGCTAAACCTTGTTCCATAGCTTATTTACTTCCAAGGCCTCTTAAAGCTCTTTGTAAATCAATCATAGGGTAATTAGTATAAATTTCAGGAAGCCCATCTGATACCATAGCATCATTGCTCAGAAAGGAAGATGTAGGAGGACCAACTACCCCGGGAAGAGCAAAAGCACTAACCTGAGGTTTACTAGCTTGACTAGGTAGCTGTTGAATAAGGGCAGCTACATCGGTAACTAGTGGGGCTTTAGGGGCATTAGTTCTGCTAGCTTTACGATCATCCTTATAAACAGCAGTACTATAAGGACCTTTAGTTCTTTGCGCCTTAGCGTCATCCATGTAGGTAGTTCTATTAGGACCCCTAGTCCTCTCGGTTTTAGCGTCATCAGCGTAAACAGAGAGAGTATTACCGTAAGGTCCTTTAGTTCTTAAACCTTTCTCATCATCTCTATATTCAGGGGTAACCTTAGACTCATTAACTACAGCAGTAGTTGTGGCAGGAGCGCTTACTTTAGAGTTAGCTGTTCGTTGCTTTTTTTCTGCTTTAGTAAAAAACCTGCGAGTCAGAACAGGATTGCCTTTTCCGTCAGTTACAACAGACCCATCACCACTTTTTACAGGAACCCACTCAAAGTCTACATTTTCTTGCATTTACTTATTCCACTTTCTTGCATTTACTTATTCCACTTTCTTGCATTTTTAGCAAATTGCGCTTGTTTTCATACTGAAGCTAGTCTAGAAGCTAATCCCTCTTCAATAGCAGCTTTGGTAACACCTTTGTGCCCATGACGTTTAGCCCAAGCTGTAAACTTACCACGGTTCTCAGGTTTAATTTCTATTTTGTACTTTTTAATCATTGCAGTTCCTCAGAAAAATACAGCGTAGTAGAAAAGTTTACATTAGCATACCTATTATTAAAACTTACCCCACTACCGGCTGCCTCATAGTGCTATACCCCTTAGCTGGACTGGTAAGTTATTTACGGGGTTAAGCGTTTGCTCGCCTACTAGCTATTTTATCGATTAGCTCCCCCTAGTTACCATACCCAAAAATGTGGTTACCTAGGGTTTGCCAGTCGCCACCAGCTTCTTTTCCCCATTTAGGTGTAGAAACTTTTGGGTTATAGTAATGAGTAGCTTTACCAACTGGACTTTCATAGTTTCCAGATAGTATAGCATCAGCAACAGCGTAAGCAGTATCAGAAGGCTTAATTAGGCCCATATGCTGTCCCTGTTCGCCGCCTGCGTACCCTGTTACAGAATTCCAAGCAGAAAATTGTCCAGGCTGTAAAATAACGTCCCTAAGACTATTTCCATAATTCTTGGAGTTAACTCTATTAGCAATTACAGAACCAACTGCAAGCATACCATCATAACCTTCTTTGCCGGCTTCTGCGGCAAGGGTTTTCGCAAGTATATCTCTTACGGGTGTGTCAGCAGGAAGAGGGGCATTGCGCCTAGGTACAGGTCTTAGAGGCCCTGTAGTAGCGTTTTCTGCAGGAGCTTTTACACGTTTTGCATTTTTAGGTCGAGCTTTAGGGCGCAGACTTTCTGCAAGACCAAGGCCTTGTACTTCAACCTGCCTAGGCTTATACCTAGACTTGGCAGGAGCATCGGCGGAAATGTTTTTAATTATACTTGTAATATCATCATCTAGTCTTTTCCTATCACCTAAAAAAGGGGAAGAATCACCATAGTATCCCGACATAAAATTTACCTCTAATCTACCATTTAACCTTGTTAGCAATTTGTTTACACATATTAATAAACTCGTCTTGGGTGTAACCTTGTTTGCACATATTAACCATAGAAGTAACCCACTGTAGATTTCCTTCTACGTATCCCTCACTACTATCAATGCGATCTAAAGAACAATTATTTGATACTTCCATCGCATCTAAGTCTTCACCAGATAAGGCACATTGAAAGTCTTGGTCAATTAGTAACTGAGCTAAGTAATCGAATGATACATTCCATTCTATGCCCCTAGTCTCAGCACCTGTCTTGTATTTATGCACAAATGAAGCACGTAATACACCTTTGTAATAACCTTTATGTGCATTGTTTTCAGGATTACGATTGCTACACTTCTTGCATAGCTTTCCTAATTTCTCAGACTCTACAGCATAGTTTTTACGCAGGTAACTCTGCTCTTCATTACATGAAGGACAAGGCTTATACCAACGCCCATCTTCTCCAAGCCTCACCATTTTTCACGATTCGACCAATATGCCGCAGACATTTTACCTTTAGCGATATTTTTAGCGTGTCTTGCTTTAAACGACTTACGACGAGCTGCATAAGCCTTAGACTCACCTTTTTTCTTAGGAGAGCCTTTTACGCCTTGCTGTCCAAAACGAATAGTTTTTTCTTTACCATTTTCACATGCTTTAACAACATGAGACTTAGTTTTGTGCTTAGGGGTACGCCTAGGCTTATTACAAGCTAGCTTTTCCGCTAATCCAGACATTACTGCATACCACCAGCACTTACAGCCGCTAAACCTTGGTTAGGTTGGCTTTGTGCGGCCATTTGCTGTTCTAGCATAGCAATAGCTTCCATGACTAGCTGTTCTGGTACTCCAGCGTCTACAAGCTCTTGAGGGTCAACGCCTTGCATCAACAAAGCCATAATCTCTTCAATAGTAGGCATTTGCTGCCCTTGAGCCATCATGTTTTGCCCTTGTGGTGCCATAGTTTGTTCTTGGGAAGCAGCAGGAGCTGCCATTGTTTGTGCTAAACCAGCCATTATATTTTCCTTTAAAAATGCTAAATTTAAGTGTACCCTGGGTCCATATTGTTATTTCTGGCAGTTGCGGCCCCTAAATAATCGTTTACTGCATCATATACACCAGAGTCTTGCGTAGGCATCCAGTTTCTAGCGGCTACTGCGTAGTCACTTTCAGAAGGTTGTCTACCTGTCATAGTGTCCAGTTCATCAAGTGTGCGTTGTCTATCATAATCAAACTTTGTAGGAGAAAACTCAGAAACAAGTTTATTAATCCTATTTTGCTCTTTTATAGAAAGGGCTTGTTGTACTGCTTGCTCCGTAAGCATGTCCCGTTCCATAGCATCCAGTATTTGTGCTTTTTGGGCATTGATTTGATTCTGTTTGGCTTTTTCGATATAGCTCATTCTACTACCCCAATGTTTTTATCTCCAGCATTTTGCTGTACTAGCATTTGCTCAAGGTTGGCTTTATGTTTAGCAAAGTCAGCTTCCATTCTTTGCGCATGTTTGCGATCTTCTCTTTCAACTTGCTCCAAATGAAGGAAACCCTCATCCTCTTTAATGAACTTAAGATCGGTCATGTCTGCTTCGCTAATAAGTTTACGGGCTTTGGCTGCTTCCACAGCTGCCTTATTTTTCTTAAGCTCTGCGTCAATAGTGTTTTCGTTGGCCCTTGCCATTTTGTCAGAAATATCAGCCTTAAGCTTTTCATTTTCCAGAACTAGTCTCTCTAGCTCTAGACGTTTTAGTTCTTCTTGTACTGGGTCAGGTTGAGGTTCATATTCACGGATACGCTTAGCTTGTTCAGGCATCCGCATTAGTTCCATAATATCCGCCATAATGCTACGACGAATACTAGGATCTTCATTAGGCCCTAAAGTCTGCAGAAGGAAAGAAAGCTCTTGCGACTTAGCTGCATTATCTTCAGCGGTGGATATGCTAATATCTAGGTCGATGCGCCCCTCAAGATCGTCTTTTCTTACTGGTACGTACTCTTCGTTAGTAACACGCACAATTTCTTCGTCTTCTAAAAACTCTGCATTGTAGCTCATCCACTTTCGGATAAGAGGTTTAACCAGATTTTCTGCAATGTTACGCACAATATTCATACGGCGAGTTGCAGTAGCATCTAAAGCGCCCCTAGCACCAGTGGCGGTGCTCCCTAAGCTGCCAGCGTTAATGCCACCACTAAAAGACTTAGTACCGGTAATAGACTCAATTTCATTGTTCATTAGCCCAATCATATCAAAAGCGGAGCCAGGGATGCTGTTATAGCTACCTTGCCAAAAGTCATTGGGTGTACCATTAAACTCAAAGTTATTACCGGCAATAAACTTTTTACGGTTAACTTGATCTAGGGCACCTTTACGTACAGCTACTTGTCCGTTATTGGACTGGGCCATGTTATCAATAATACCGCGAATAATGGCTGTTTTAACTTTCTGATTGTCACCAATCAACTCAGCGTTTGCTTCGCCATGAATCTTAAAGGGGATGCTATTAAAGGGTACTACAATAAAAGGGGGCTTACCATCAGGATAAGGGTTTGACTGCAAGCGGATAATAGTATCATCAATCCAAGAACACACGATAGGTTCAGCAATACCATCACCATTAATATCGTAGTTACCCCAGTACTCGTAAACAACCATTTTTTTACGAGGCTCATCTTCAAACTTAAAATAAGTAGGGTCAGTAGGGATATTGTAGTAATCGTAGTCGTTAGAACGGCCTGGTACAACTTTATCTAGGTTTTTGTACCTGCCATCTTTTTTCAGGGTAGATAAATCTGTTTCGTAACGGTAGATAACAAATTGAGCACTATCTAGGTCATCTTGGCAAGTTGGGTCTAAGTATACATCATGATTACGGCACACTTTAGCAGTTGGTTGGTTTTTAACTACTACAGTTTCAGTTACCTCTTGCTCTACAATAACTTCCCTACCTTGATCATCTACTGCAATAGCTTCCGCTACTGTAGTAACTTCTTTGTCTTCATAGTCCCAACCTGTTTGAATAACTAGGGTGCCTTCTTGGTCAAGTACCTTGACGGCTTTAGACATAAAGTTATAACGATCGAATTTGCGACAAAACTGAGCATTAAGCAGTAATTCGTTTTGTCTAGCGGACAGCTCATCTTCAAAAGTAATAGGAGTACATTTAATAACGTCTGATGTACTAACAAAGGGGTCTACAATAGTAGCGTGCTGCCACTCAGATTGTTTTTTAATATCCCTAGATACAATGGCGGACTTACCTTTTTGTTCGTTACCATAAGGTTCGCCATTATACTCGGCACGCCACTTATAAATAGCCGTGTCCTGCTCCCTTTTAAGGATGTCTGCTGCTTTTAAATCAGCCTTTAGGGCGCTGAGTAAGGTAGATTTATTAATTTTCATAAGCTTATAGTACTCTTAAATTTGCGCTTTCATTATAACAACTGATGTCTTTAGTGTCAATTTAGTTAGTAATAAGGCCTAATACGTAAACCTAGGTTTTTAGTAACCACCACAAAAACCCTGCAGCACCTGTAATTAAGGCTGTCCAAAAAACCTCAATTTTACTAATTACGTTAGTATTCTTATCTTGGACTTTTTCAATTTGCCTATTACGTTCTAGAAGATCTCCAATATTTTCTTCTTGCTTGTCTGCCCTAGATTCTAGAACCGCAATGTCTTTTTTAACACTAACAATTTCAAATTTTAAATCAGCCAGTTTTGCTACAGAGTCCGCCATAGATACCATAGAAGTAGTCATTACTTCCATTTTAGCCTCAAGTTTAATTACAGCATCTCTAATTTGTGTATCGTTACTCATGACACTTTCCCATTAAACTTAAAACTAGTGGAAATAACATAGTAAACCCTTAAATATTTAATAAAGTAAATATAGGTATTATCCACTATCTACCCGAGGTAGATCAAGCTATTTCTATTAAAAGAGCTAAATATTTATTACATATGTCACGATTTAAAAGTACCTAATAAACCCCTAACAATTTCTGCAGGGGAGGGTATTAAAAACCCACACAGAAGGCCAAAAACTAGTATTAACCAAGTAGGTACCTCGTTAACTACGACTGTATCTGCCCTTTCCGTAAGCACCTGTGAAGAATTATTAGACTGGTCTATAGTATTTACTTTTGCATCAGGTTTAACACTTACCGAAGAGGCTGTATTATTTGTAGTACCAAGAGTTTGGGAGTTTGTTTTTCCTGCTTGCACATTAGCTGCAACATTAGGACCTCCTCCGGCCAAAAAGCTTGGCAACTTACTGCAACTAGGTGAGCTAACCAAAACTAGTAAAAGTAAAGGTAAGTAATGGTTATATGAAAATTTAAACAAAACTAATTCCTTACTTCCTTTTCCTAAAGACTGCGCACAGCAAAGTATTACTCTGTTGTTTTCTTTTCTTTTGCCGTAGCGCTAAGGACAAGAGAAAGCACTGCTACACCTATCCCAGAATACATAATCCAGTCATTTTCTGCTATAAAACCTTTAGTAGTAAGGACACCACCGACAGTACTAAGAAGATGCCGAAACTGTCCAAAAACTACGGGGTTGCGAAGACGATTAATCACGTGTTTTACTTTATCAAGCATATTATGCCTCATTGTATGAGATTTTAGTGTTGTTATGTTTCATATAAACTTTTTTTATGGGGCCTGAATAATTTAGTGACATACGGGCTGCAATAAGGCGAGATTTGGCTATACGAGTTACAGTAACCGCGTTACTTTGGTTGCCGCCTAAAACATAAAAATGTGTCTCATCTTCACCATAATAGAAACCGACATGCCCTTTCCAAGAACTGGGAGAGCCTCGCCAAAATACTAGGGTGGCTCCATAGCAAGGTGTAACTTCTTTACCCCACAGCTTCCAATTCTGCGCCCCAAGAGGGTTTTTAGGGAGTACGACAGAAGAGTCAGTAATACGGTGGCAGGTTGCAACAAAAGCGCCACACCAAGGAATTTCGCGAGGATCAATCCAACTAACGGACTTGTCGAACCAATCCACAAGCCGCGACGTGTCGCGCCCCTCGTGCAAACCCAGTACAGATAGGGCAGCATCCATGACCTCACTGGATGATTCTCTGGAAGGCTCGGCGGCCCTACGGAGCGCCGCGTAAGTCAGTGGCCCCACGTACGGACGCGCACGGAAGCCTATAGATCGTTTGAACTCTACCACGGCGGCATCCGTGTTAGGGCCTCGCAGGCCGTCCAGCTTGCCGGGACTAAACCCAAGGCGTTTCAGCGTTTTTTGTACGAATAGCCAATCAACTTTAGTCAAGGGGTTTCTCCTTATGTAGGACGAAGAACAGAGTTTCTGTCCTGTCGTATATGACTTTGCCTGCACAGTTATAGTGCAAAACGATATGGATTCCAATTCTCCCAGGCCGCAGATTATCGGGCATGTCCAGAGACAGCCATATTGATCCAGGGACACTACCAACCTGAGAAATTGGGGCGATTTTGGGCCCACTTAACTTAAGACCGTCCCCACCTTCAAAGACGCTAGAACCCTCCACAAATACGCAGTTAAGGCCCCAAGGTGTTTGCCATAGGTGCCGTACCAAACCCACAGATCTACCTATGTACCCATTGGGCTGCCAATATGAAAGATTTTACGGGTTTCGGCATGCTCAGTGCCCCTAATGTTAGCGTGTGGCGGAACAGGCACATCTTTCATCTTAACCCAGTTCGGATTTGACTGTTCCTTTTTGCATACCCTAAGTTTACCAAGAATTCCCAGCAAACCCTACTCTTTTCTTTCTTCACGTGGTGTGTACTCAAGCTCTTCATCGAAGTCAGGATTAAGCACTTTGTGCTCTTGCACAGTTCTATCGGCGTCTTCAGGCACGGTAATGTATCCGTTGTCCACATCAATCCGGTCTTCGACCCGTGCATCGGAAACGTTAATCTGCAGCACATCCCCCTAGTTTTCTCAGGCAATATACTTTAAATTCCGCTCGTATTGTTGGTTGAGCCATTACTTTCTCCTATTATCAGCATGCCATCAAAACACAAGGCACACAATATGATCCGTCATCATATTTAGCAGTCACATGAGTTGAGGTCACTTTTGCAATTGTGCAAGATCGGATAAGGTCATCGTCCTGTGGCATCGCCGTACCATCACCCGCGCTCATCAGAAGGTCGCCGCGCTGAACAGTTGTTCCTTCGGCAATACGGATGATAAAGTCGCCGGTCATGGCAATATTCATATCAGGATCATAGTTTCCGTCCTCATCTTGGTCCCAATTGACGAAAACACCTGCCACATTTTTGTCTCCAACAACGGAAGAAATTTCCATTTTGTTCAACTGTTCATTTTCTTCTGGTGTACCGTCTTCACCTATCCATTCACACATTTCATCCAAGTTCGTCAGAACAGTTCCTTTTAGCAAGTTGTTGTTTGTCTGGCTTGAATCTGGCAATTGTGAAAATCTCGCCAAGTGTCCACCGTTATATGAAACGGTTGTACCGGAAACAGAAATAGATCCTTCAATACTGCCTGCCGAACGGAAACGCATTAGTTGACCATCACTTGTCACGTTAATGTTACAGGTATAGTTTGCAGAGGAAATATTCAAGTTGCCGTTGGCAAGAATAGTTGCTCCGGTTACGTTGTTGGTTGCTGGATTGTTGTTTGTGGTATCAAAATATGCATCACCCTTCACGTCTACGCCATAGTCTCTGACGGCAAACGTTTCTGTCAGGGACGTTGCCACGCCCGAGGTGACATTCGCTTTAACTTGAAACCCAATTCTCGCGTCTGTGGTAGCATCCGTGTTAACTGTAATTCTACCAGCATTACCAGTTTGGTCTGGTACCCCGTGGTTGTGGTTGAATGCGATATTTGAGTTACCTTTGCCATCGTTCAACGTAATTGCAACACTACCGCCAGAACCGACAACAAGATCGCCAGACATTGTGTCACCAGTGACGTTCACAAAACGGCTATCGGCTTCGGATTCGGTATAATACCTTCCATCGTGGGTGTGGCTGTCATTTGCAACAGTTGCTGTAATAGTAATATTACCTAAGTTAGTCATAGTAGCTGAACCAGAAACATCGCCTGAAAGCGTAACTACAGGGTCTGGTTTATTAGTTACATTTGCCCAGTCTAAGTAGTAGCTACCATGCTGACCGTCTAGTAGATCTGCGTCGAGTCCACTACCAGAGCCATCTACAGTTTTAACTTCGGTTAAAATCTCAGCAGCGGTCTGATCAGCAGTAGCGCCTGCTTCAATACCATCAAGCTTAGCACCATCGACTGAAACATCCCTACCATCTACTGTCCCTGTAGTAATTAGGTTAGGAACAGTGAGATCACCAGTCATGCTATCACCCGTGTTCTTCACGAAAGCATCAGCATTCTTCCAGTAGCTGTTAGCAGCATCCCAAATAATGGTTTCGCCATCAGAGACAGAAGTAATTAGAACATTATGGAGTTCTTCGAGTTCATACCCATTACTAATCCTGACAAGGATAATACCCTCTGTGGCATGAGTTCGTACCACCCACCCAATATGAACTAGGTGGGCAGGAGAGTCGGGTTTAGTTGCTGTAAAAGTACCAGAGCTGCCTAACCAGATAGCCGCACCTTCAGTGAGCGATGAGGTATCAAGGCCATGCACTAAACCATTAGTAGTAACACGCCCTGTAGAGTTATTAACAAAGGTTTCAGTAGCAATAGCAAAAGTAGTAGAAGAATCATTCTCATTACTGTTATCAGCAAGGTCAACAGTAGGTTTATCCCCTGAAGCCCCTGTTACCTTAACTACTGCACCATTATTAATGGTAGCTCCCGAAATGTTGCGTACGGGGTTACCAAGTTCTTGTCCAAACTGATAAGATACTCCATTACCAACATCAAGAGAAATGGTTTGATTATCCACATTCCATGTTAGAGTGCCTTCTGTACCAGCACCCCCAGTAACTTTAATACTATCAGTAGTAAGGGAGGCATGAGTTACATTATCAGTATCACCGACACCCAAATTAGTTCTGGCTGTAGGGGCATCAGATGCTCCTGTACCACCATTAGCAACAGATAAAGCTGTACCTGACCAATTACTATTATTAACTAGTGTCTGATTTTCAAGTAGGTATTCTAACAATCCAGCAGTAAGTCTAGAAGAAATCTTAGATCCTGCTGCCCAAGCTACTGCAGTAGTATTATCGTATCCACGAATAACAGTTAGAGTAGTTCCGGTAATATCTGTACATAAAACAATTTCATGCGCGGTATTAGTAGGATTAGACAAAGTTAAGTATACAGAATCACCTGCAGACAATACAGGAAACTCACTAACATCATTAACCTCGATAATGGTGCTTGCATTAGAAATTGCAGATACAATTGTAGTATCTGCATTATTTGCGTACTTAACTGCCATCAGTTATACCTTAAGAAATAGTTACAGTCCAGGCAATAGTAATAGTGTCATCGGCACCCTTGTTCACGACAGGGAACACTGTACGAGCCAGCATAGTGCCACCTGTATCAGCAGTAAACAGACCTGCTTCGGTAATAGCACCAGTACCATCACCGGCAAGCCAAGTACATTCATAAGATACCTGAGCTCCTGAGTGGGTACCCCCAGAAGTAGTAAGAGCGTTACGGTCTAGTTCAGCTTCAAGAGCAGCATCGCCTACAGCCGCCGCAGTTGAACCAGTACCAACACCCATATGAGTGACAGGAACTACAGATCCACCCTGCAAGTTCTGTGCAACAAGTTCTTTACCAGAGGTAACAACTAAGTTTTTGATATCACGCACGACTTCACCGTTTACGGAGATAGTCAGTGCACCTGTTAGAGATAGCTTATCATTAAGCATTGATTTTCTCCTTTACCCGAAGGCGCTAGTGTTAAACGCATATGCGTTGAAAGTTGATGTAAATCCAAATAGTTGTACAACAGATGCTACATCACTAACTAAAAATACATCGGAAATAGGTTTGTTCTGCATTATAACAGATTGTTCAAGTAAAATACAACCATCTTGGAGTACTTTATGAGCTGATGTAGCAAGAGAATCTACTACATAAGATACATTGAGTTTAGAGGCGTCAATAGCCCTAGCAGCAATTATAAAATCGTCTAATGCTACTGCGTCGTTAAAGCGTCTAATATACGACACTGTATAAGATGAGCTATCAGTAACTAGGGTGCTATCTGCTTTATGTAGCAACGAAGAAGTAATAGGTTGGTCATCAATAGTAGCAGCGTCAAAAGTAGTCTTATTAATAGATGTAACTAATTTATCACCCGTAATAACCACATCATTATAAACAGCATGAAGAATTAGCATAAGAAGATCAGCCGTAAATACTGCATCTGCTGCTATCTTAGTAGAGTTTATACTATTATTGTCAGAAGCAGTCATTACATCTTCTGGCATAGAAATAAATAGGGCTAGGGATATTAGATCTAGGGTGGTTATATCTTCTAGTAAGGTTTTCGTAGTATCGATTGTATTATAGTCTAGATTACCAACAGTATCCCGCGTAGTTTTGTTGGTATCTACCTGCAAAGCATCCTCAATAGATGAGGTATCAAATAATGTACGAATAAACTGCACAGTAACTGCAAATGCATCAGAGGTATAAGAGGAGTCGGCAAAATGCTTTCCTAGGACACTAGTTATATACTCTAGAGTAGTTACACTGTCTGGGGTTACTGATTTACTTAAACCTAGGGCTAGATTGTCGAAAGACGCAAGTGTTTCAAATAAGTTCTTACCAATATCTGTAATATACTCGTCTGTAATAATAGTAGCATCTACTACAGGTTTAGTAAGTAATAGGTATTTTAAATCTTCAACAATACCAATATCCTGTAGTGGTTTTATTATTCCATAATTTGCCTTATCTTCTACAGCTGCTATATTGGTTTTAACCCCAGTATAGTGCTTATCTACAGAAGAAAAATCGTCTATTACTACATAATCAGCAAAGTTACGTACAAATGTAACAGCTCTATGAACAGAGTCATTGGTAGTTACTGCATGTAATAAAGGTTTATTAGTGGCTAAACCAACCTTATCTTTTACTGCGATATAGTCTGCATAAGCTTTGGATAATATAAATGTTGCCATATCAATAGCAATGCTAGTATCTTTAATTACTTTATTTAATGTTACTTCATTAAACTCTAGTATATCTACAATATTATCAGCCGCTTGTTTGCTAAAAGCAAAACTAGAGGCGTCAGAAACGTCGTATAGGTCAGAAAGGGCTTTATCCGTTGTTACAATAAACTGTTCTACTACTTGTGCTATTTCCCTAATAATTTGGTTCTTAGGGTGGGAATCAGACACAATACCCACTGCTTCTAATGAAGCATAAGAGATATCTTCTACTTCAATATTAGAATGTTGTAGGTCAGCAACAAGTTTTGCGTATAAAGTTTCTGCAACTTCTACTGATGTATGCGTAACATCAGTAACAAGTTTTGCGTATAAAGTTTCTGCAACTTCTACTGATATATGCGTAACATCAGTAACTTTTAAGGACATTAGTAGTCCTCACGCACAATAAAGCGTAGTTGTTTAAATACAGTAACAATATCCCCATTACCGTATGTAACTTCTACCTCCCCTGTAAACTCGCCAGCAGTGTCTAATGCAGTACTAGTCCAACCCATAAATACGCTACCTTCGGTAGGATCTCCGATAATAAACATATCTAATACTTCTTTAACCACAGAAGAACCTTTTGGTCGAAGCTTTAACTTTATAGTAGCACCTGTTAAATCAATAGGCGCCCATGTAGAAGAATCTGTAGCATCTAGTACTGCACCGGTTGCAGCAGTATTGCTGTCTCTTAATGTCATGTTAACTTGAGGCAGCGTATCCCCACGTACCAGCTTAATAGCGTCATGAAAGGTTTCATATTGCTCTAGATTTACTGATGCGGTAGTAGAGCCTGTAGATAGTAATCCCATTAAGCAAATCCTCTGTCTTTAAGTCTATCCGGCATGTGCCAAGAGTCTAACGAATATGCTACCCCTAACTTACGAGCTTCTTGACAGGAGCGGTCAAACCTAATCCAATGAGCATTGTTTTCTGCTTGCCCATCTCCTCTGATACCTAAGTGCCCCTTATACCCAATATAATGCAATAAAGGACTCACCAACGTTTCTGGTAACTCTAGCTCAGCGTCAAGATCATCTACAGTGTAGCTTGTCGGCTTAGCTACATAAACAATAGAAATAAACGTTCTATCCTCTAAAAAAGGTACTTGAACTTCTGTATGGTTGGGAAAAAATATACCCATTTCAGCGGCAGTGTCATTAATAGCAATATCGACCAAAGGCGCATCTGGCTTATCTGCCGTCCTGTCACTATCATCGTATGCTTCTAAGGCATACATATAATCACTAGGCAAACTATACCTATTTTCTGTAGTCAGTGTGATTACATGTTCTTTTGTTTTTAGGGGGAAACGTTTATACAGTTCTAACATTCCTAAGTTAAGAAATGTCACAATAGCCGCATCATTGTCTTTTACCGCTACACTATTTAGTTCACTATAACGCGCAGCATCTACTACTTCTTGTAATTTCATAAAAAATTCCTAAACTGCTTAGTTACTATGGCAAAAGCGTAACGTCAATCAAAGTAAATTATACTCACATAGATTAAATAAGTCAACAATACAACCTATTAAAATACCGTACTAAGCTGCTCTACCTCATCCTCTTCATCCCATATAGATTCCCATATAAGTCCGTCTGAAGTTACTTCGGTATTAGTTCTGCTATACTCACTAGAGGGTAGATAAATATCCATCTCAGAAAGCTGATTAAGCAGGTCAACAGCATCATCATGGGCTAGAGCTTTAACACCCCCGGCCAAGGTAAACCTACTAAGCTCATGCACTAGTTCTTCAACCAAAGTCAACAATCTAGGTGAATGCAGTTTAGCTAGTTCTGGTTTAGGCAGCCAAATTTTATTTTGTTTAAATTTAGGCTGAACGCCTGTAACAAATCTGTGCACTTTATCTTTAATAGGTCTAATCCCTACATCTTTACTTCCTGGCTTTTTAGCAAAAGTAAACCACACGTTTCTTTTCATCATAATTTCTTGCATGATAGAAATAAACCCTCCTTGCTGGCCTGAGCTTTCAATACCAACACTGATAGGGTTCCACTTTCTTACATAGCGAAATAAATCATCAATATTTTCTTGCATTGTCTGTCTAATACACTGACCATCTACTAGCAACCAATCACTATTACTGGATACCGCCCATACCCCAATTGTAGAAAAGTCAGCAGATTTTTTAGTGCTGGTAGCAAAATCCGTAGAAATATAAAAGTTGTAGCTTTCTTTATTCTTTTTAATAATATCCGGATCGTACCATTGAATATCCTCTTCATCAACTAGTAGGGTGGTTAGGTCAGTAATCTCAAGCATAAATTCTTGAAAAAAGTCTTGAGCCTTACCAGCAGCTTTATACATTTCATACTTATCTAGTACCGCTTCATATGGAAAACGGTCTACCCAATTACCTATAAACTCATTTTTTTCGCAAGGAAACTTTTGGGCAATAGGAAATTTATGTACTGCCCACTTTGGGTTATTGCTCAACTGATGAATAATATCTCGTTCAGAAATAGGAGTACCAATAAAGAAAATCTTAAACCTAGTGGGGTGTAAGGCCGGAATTACGGATTTATAAAAGTTATCATTAATGGTATTTTGGATTGTTTCAGAATTAATAGCATCGTTAGTAGTAATATCATCAAGAATAACAATATCAGGACGAGCGCCCTTATAACGAACACCACGAATGTTGGTACTAGCGCCATAACCTTTTAGGTTTAGTTCTACACCATCTGCGTTAGCTAGCTCCATTTCTGAGTCAGTTTTACGTTTTACCTTGATTAACTGACGAAGCAGTTCAGATCTATCAATTTTGCCTGCAAGGTTACGAAAAAAGTTTTTAGTACCATTTTCCATGCTATCGCCAATAAAAGCAATAAACTGCACTTTACCAAAGTTGTGTAAATTACCCATAGCAGCAATATAAAGAACAAACCACTCCATCATAGTAGACTTAGCACTACCACGAAAAGCCTCAATTAGTACCTGCTTATCTTTACTAAAATACTTATCTGCTAACCTATAATGGATTTCTGCATTAGCATTATCTTCTACGTTAGCTGCACGAATAAAAGCAATAAACTTCATCGATTCTTCGCTAGGCACATATGAATCTGTCATAAAAACTCCTCGGGGTACTCGGCAATCGTCATTTTCCGCAGTATCTTAATACAAGTAGCATACTCTGAAAGAGGGATAGAGTAATTTTCTCCGATATGCACAATATTGTTAGCGTCAACCCAAATAGGGTTGGATGGTTTGGGAATTGTAACTGAATCAGCTGTTATACTACCACTAGTTATTTGCCCACCAGTAATAAGCCCATTGCTACTAATCATTTACAATTTCACCTTCGATAATGTCATCGTTAATGACTTTCATAGCTCCCAGCTCTTTTAAACTAGTGGCCCCGGCTTCTAGGTGTTTAAGGGAGCGTCCTGCAATTTCCGCTAGCTGATCATTAAGCTGCTGTACTGCACTAGATTCACTTACGCCAACATCCAACTCCATCTTAATGTTTTCAGGCCCTTTAGTTGCTGCAAGTAACTCTTTAGCGGCATTAATCTTATCTCTGTCGTACTTCCCATTTTCCATAATAGTAGCTAGTACACCAATAGCCTTGTATCTATGCCCAGTAAAAATGAGATCTAGAGGTACCTGACTAGCTGTAAGAATGTCTGTTACAAGCTTAGTACGGCGATACCGTGAAGCGGCACTGGTTAGCTCTGTGTATTTGGGGCTTTCTGTAGGAAGATTTATTCGCTCCTTTACAAAATCCCTATCCGCAAACACCTTTTTATACGCTTCAGTGTAGTTAGATTCATTGGTCATCAGATAAGCACAGAACCGAATAGCATTCAAGTATTCAGGTACAGAAGCTCTAGCATTCTTAAGAACACTCTCATAAGTAGCTGCAGTCTGGATTAGTGATTCGCCTTGAAACTCAGGGTCATCCAAAGAAGCATTAATAATGTCTACGGCTTCTTGAGTAACAAAGTTTTTCTTTTTAGGCAACGCGCGTTTAACGTCTTCAAGAGTTAAAAGCTCTCCCATAGTGTATTCCTTGTAAGTATTGTTATGTATATTATTTATCAGTATAACAAAAAAATGACCCCTAAACAAGGGGCCATTATTAGGAGGAAACATATGAAAACAGATCACCACTGTCGTATGTAGGATTATATTCTATATACTCAGCAGAGGCAACTAGGTTTTTATATCTTTTCCATAATTTCTGTGCCCTAATGTTTGCAGCTCTTATCACATTAGGATGTACATCTAGTGGGAGATAGTCTGGTATATTATTTATTTGTTGGAAAATAAGATCAAACTCCTCATCTGGAGTCCTTATTTTACTTTTATTGACTCGCATCGATTAAGTTTTCTCCTGCCAGTAATTTTTCATAAGCTTCTACAACTAGATTCAAATCTACCTCGAAAAATTCGGTAGACCCGCTAAACTTCTTTGCAAACTTATAGTTATACTTCTCAAAATACTTATGAAGCTGTGCCTCTTTTTCATAAACATCTGAAGTTTTTTTAAATCTTTTAGGTCTACAATAGGGAAACTCTCGGTACTTTTTGAATATACTAACGAGTATTTCAGAAACTCGCTCCTCAATAGTTCTACCAGTAACCCCAATTTTAACTAGTGCCTTACCCTCCAGCTCAAAATATACTAAATATAATATACCCGGGTCTTCTCCGGCAGACACTTTTTCTTTTGTTACTTTAAACTTCACCATTACACAAAATACTCAGGAAAGTTTTGCATATCTTTTTTAGAGTGTTTGCCTTGCCTATCCCTATAAAAAGCAGGCCTAGACTCAATATAAGCTAGTATGCACTCTATAGCGTTATCCATACCCCATTCATAGTCATTAACAAAACCTATTTTAGGGTCTACTTCCAAGTCTTGAAGCAAACCAACTAGTTGCTTATGCACATTCTCTACTGTTTTCATTCTACTATCTGGTACTTATAATTCATAAGCTCCGCCACTAACACACTAAACATTTGTTCTTTACTGTTACTGGTACGGAACGCGCTAACTAGGTCCTTATGCTCCTCTCGTCCAAGCTCGGTAGTTATGTGACTAGCCACACTGTACTGCATAGCCTCTACCTGTTCTGGCTTAACAATCTCTACCTTACCCGCTTCTTGCTCTTTTTTAACAATACGGGCTAATGTATTTACCTTATTAGTTGTAACCTTATAACCCTTATCAGGATCTATGATAGCTACACTATCCCCATCAAATAATGGCCGCACTAGTTCAGGTTTATGCTGTGCTATATATTTAAAGTTCTGGTAACTACGGGTGCTAACTCCCCATTCCGTCGCTACTTCCCTATTACTTTTCCCAGTACGTTTTTGATCAAAATAAGCACTAGCTAGTTTTTGGGTCTCAGTTAAATTACGTCTAGTATTAAGGCTTTTAACAACTTTAACTACTTCCTGCTCTGACAGACCCTCCCCTATCTCTCTAGTCTTAAGCTTAATACCTAGGGTATTACAGGCTAGTTGCCTGCATCTTCCATCTACAATCTTACCTTTCCAAAGTACAACAGGATCATTTTGCCCATTCTTAAGTATGTCTTGAGTTAAGGCTGTTTGCTCTCTTTCACTTGCCATAGCTACTATATTAGCTAGGGGATGCACCTCATAGCATTCGTTCATATATTCCTCCTATTGCCGCTGACATTATATACTTTGCGCACTTATTGCGCAACTATTACCTTGTTTTTGCTGAGTGCGCAAAAGAGTATATAAATATATTATAATTTTACTGCGCAGGTGCGCAATATTGCTACATCCATAAGGGGAGTACTGATCATGTTAAAGGCGAGTTATACTAAAAATTTTTAAAATTTTGTAATGGGGCATTACTCCTACTGTCGTCACTTTCGGAATAGGTACCCCCCGGGCTTTGCCCTTAGGGTCCCTTTTTCTGGTCCTTACGTGGCGCAATGATGCACCCTAATAGGAGATGATCACATGATCAACAAGAATTCTTTCGCTAAAGCAAAAGCTTCCGCACCAGTCAAGCTGACTGCTGATGAGTTAATCGAGCGCCTGAACGGAGCTCTAGAATCCGCTCCCCAACAGGAGCAGTACGCCGCGATCAAAGATCTCGTCAACAATGCTGCAGTAGCTACATTGAAGGCGCACTTCGAGATCGAAGAGTACGTCTCAACGCATCGAATGCGCTGGGACCTGATCAACGCGTACAACGCGGATCAATAAACATGAGGAGGCCTTCGGGCCTCTTCAGTTTTTTTCTCTACACCTAATAAGATATTACACTTTTACACTTACACCAATTAAGCTGTCCTTATGTGGTGCAATGGGGCATTCAGTTAGGATGTCCTTATGTAGTGCAATGGGGCTGGCAAGCTAGCTCTGGGAATCATTAACATAAGGGAAACAATCATGGAACTGGTACTAATCATCGTAATCGCAATCGCAGTCTTGGCTTACTATGGCTTCATGCAAAGTCTCGAAGTAGGTGCAAATATGGCTAACCGTGAAGTAAAGCATCTGGATGATGTGCATATGGTAAGCATGGTCGAGCGTACAGCCAAGCTGAATGATAAGATCAACGACGAAACTATTGCTCAAGCAGCGGAAGTCAAAGCCAAGCTTGCAGCAATGCGTGGTGAATAACCTAAGCCGAAGTCTAGTCTGGGGTAATCTCGGATTAGGCTTTCGGTTTGGCCATAAGATAGAATGTCGAGAAGGAAAGGGCTAACATGTTCAAATATATAGAAAAACTGGAAGATAATATCATGTCCAGCAAGATAGGAGCAGCTGTGTTGTCTCTCTCAGTAATACTTACAACAACATCAGCAATAATCACAATCTTAGCCATGTAAAACAAAACAAGTACACGTAGATACACTTGTCACTGATCTTGTTAGATAACTTAGGTACAATTAAACGCAGTAAAACACTGCAACACCTAAGTACATAGCAGCAGAGCAGAACAAAGGGCCAACAATGAGCAAAGCATCCACTATCCGCAAAGAAGTAACTCGTCAATCCGGCGGAACAGCATATATCTATGCCGTAGTAAACGGTGTAGTAACCATGGTAAAGAAAGGATAAAACCATGAACCTCAAAATGCAAGCAACTACCGTACCGGGACTCTATGTAGCACGCCATGAGTCAGCACTCCACCTAGTAATGTCTGATATTGAACATATCGGAGAAGAGGAACGTCCCGTACTGGAATGGTTGGGGCAACTCCATAAACACGGAAGGTATGCAACACTAAAGGATAAATCTTGGACAATCGACTTGCAGGTTGACTCAGATTACACCTTCACCGCAGACGAATTCCTTGTAAACATGATCGAAGAGGACTGATCATTGTACTACCCTAAGCCCATCATCAAACAAGCTTACTTGGCAATCCTAGCAGAAAAGGATACAGAAACTAGGCGAGAAGATATCCAAGCAATGTGGGAAGATATTGAGATGGAATGTGCCATCTATGAATCCGAAACAGGAGCCTACGGGGAAGTAGGTTTCGAATCATACTGGTACGAAGACGTACTAGACCAAGTCGAAAAGACTTATAACATCAAAGTATAACCCAGTTCATACGAAAGGAAACAATATGAACATCGAAGAACTCAAAGCCAAAGTAAAAGCACTCAAAGATGCTAACGATGTCAAAATTCGTGAGGCTGCGGAAGTAGCTCGTCTTGAGGCTACTTTGAAACTAGAGAGCAGTAAAGAGCTGTTCAAAGCTCGTGTAAAGATGGCAGCTATCAGCCACCAAACCGCAAGCCTTCAAAGCCTCGTTGACGAATGTGCAGAGATCGTTGCATCTGTACCTGTGTACAACCAAAAGACCCGCAACAACCGCGTCTGGGCAGGAACACACCGTTACAACATGGGTAATCAAATCGATCTGCTATACCAACTAGCTACCGGTATCCTCTATGCTTGTGCAGAACATAAACAGTTGCTGCTTACGCATACAGGTTTGGACATGGAGGCAATACAAACCTTTGTAGACGCCTTTGGTACACCTAGCTACTATAGCCGCAACTACCATACCATCGTAGAAGCTAAGCCCTATCAGGTTGATGTACTACAGTCGGCTGTAGCAGTGCTGCAGTCTGAACTGGGGGTAGTGGTAAACACTTCTGCCTTGACGGAAGACAACCTAAAAGCAGAATATGATCGAGCAGAAGTGACAGCAAAGAACAACTTTGATCTAGCGGAAGAAGCTATCAACGATGCCGACCTAGTTCTGTAAAAACAAAAGTGAGGGGCGTAAAGTCCCTCATTAACCTTTAATGTAGCTGGAGATAAACATGCGAGAAGAACTACTAAACGGCAAACTTCCGTTTCCTGGAAAAGCAATTCTTGAGCTGTATGAAGAAGAAGCCAAAGAGATGGTAAGCTTCTGGGATGCCATATGGAAAAATTATCTGCGCAAGCAAGATACTAATGGAATCTTCTGGTATGAGAAACTAGGGAGAGTCCCTTACAACGCCTTAGTTCGTGCCTTGTGCCAACATGGTTGGATTACCAGTAACTCTTTGCCTGGGCGTAAATGGGCTAGCGTAGAACTTAATACTGATAAGCTTTTGGAGTTCGTTACCGTAGACGAGCTTCAACAAATCAAAGCTAATCATCAGTACCAAAAATACCTGCTAGACTTTAAGCAACCAAGGGCAGCCACACTTGTAAGGCAGAACGGAAAAACTAAACGTACTGGATTAGTACGTACAGGCTTTCGTGACGCAGGTGCAACCCAGTTTGGTTACGATATGGCTAAACTAAAGGAGTATGAAGATGCTGTAAAGCTAAACCTTACTAAGTCTATGGATAAGATCCGTAACGACTATCCTGAGATGCAGTGTGATAGCGCAAGTTATGACAACGTATCATGTGGTATCTTTGACTGGCACTCAGACAATGAGCTAGAGGTATTCACTACTGGTGAGAACCTCAACGACAGCAGAGGACGGGCTATCAGCCAATGTCTGAAGAAAGTAGCTAACCCTATCAGTATGAAAGACTTCAGGGCTGCTCTTGTAATCACATATGAAGAGGACTAAACCAATGAAAACTGAATGTAATGCCGTATTCCTGTTTATCGCAGAACTCACCGGTAGCTTCAATCCGGGAACAGGTACTGTAGAAGATAAAATCCTAGATGGTCAACTTGATTACATCAAAGGAAATCTACCGGAACTGGACCTAGAGCAGGAGGAAGATCGTAAAGATCTGCATGAAATGTTGTGGCTTGAACGCCTCTACGAAGAACTAGATAGGTACTTTGAACTAGATTCTTCAGATATCATGACTCGTTTCGAAGCAATCGAGAACAATAAGTACCGAACTGAAACTTATCGTTGGACAGTGCCTATTGAACTAGATGCAAGTGCGTCAATGCTTCAATACGAAGGTATCCTTCTAGGGGATAAGAGGCTAATGGAAATGACTAATGTCATCGGAAAGACTCTACAAGACCCCTGGAAGCTTGATGGTATGTCACGTACTATGCTGAAGAAAGCAGCAACACCTATGCTCTACGGGTCTGCTAGAGCTTGTCATGAGCTGTGGCAAAGCAACAATATCAGCTATACAGCAAAAGACATTGAGCTGTACTCTAAAGAACTAGCGGATGGTCCTTTCGGGCTAGCAAACTTGCTAAAAGAGTTCATCATTAATAACGCAGATCCAAAAACAGAAATGAAAGTAAAGATCTGGAATGAGGAGTTCAAAATCAGCTGCAACCGCTACCGAAATGTGGGAGAAAAGACTAAAGCATACAAGATCTGGGATAGCGTTGATGAACAATACAATATCGTATTGCATACTGATACAAAGAAAGTACCTGATCTAAAGCAATTTAAACGTTACTTCATGACCCTACTTGTCCATAATTTAGACAGCCAAGTAGCAAATACTGTTATCGGTAAAGTAATGGAAAAGTATGATTGGGGTATTCCAATTCATGATGCGTTTATTGTCTCCCCTGCTGCTGCAGAAGACGTACGTCGTTGGTATGCTGAAGAACTAGAGAAGATCTACGAGAATCGTAAACAGATTCTAGCAGATTTCTTCAAAAGCATTGGCATTACCTCTGCCGCAACAAAGCAATGGGAAGACCTTAAAACTAAGGTTGTACCGTTTGAAGGTGAATTCAAAGCTAGCCCAATGGCTCTTAAATAACTAATAAGGTCGATACCCGAAAGGGTGTCGGCTTTATTTTTTGGCTAAAGCAGCTTCAAGGCCGTAAACCTTATTATAGATCTCAGCTCTACTAACTCCAATATCCTTAAGCTCTTTATCGCTCATATGGTGTAGCTGCCAATAAGCGGCTCTACGTTCTTGCACTTCCATCAAACTAGCCATTAAGGTCTTAAAAAATCTCTTAATCATAGCATTACCTACCAATATAATTAAACTAGAGTAATACTAGCATCTAACAAGGCAAGGCTGCTCTAGCTTTTTTTGCATGCTTGCTATGATATAAAGGAATAATGATTTTTTTTTTTTTTTTTTTTTTTTTTTGATTTATTATATATGAAAT